CTTGCTACCGAACACCCCGGACATGTCGGTGGCCTCGCACAGCGCCAGTTGCGGGTACGACGCGACGGCGACGAAGCCCTTGGGCGTGTAGGCGATGCTTAGGGACTTCAGCACGAGGTGCGCCATCGAGCGCGTAGCGATCTGGGACCAGGTGTTGGTCGGCGTGGTGACGGCTACCCGCTTGACGACCTGCATCACCTCGGTATGAGCCTGCACCTTGCCGAAGTAGCTGGCGCTGTTCAGCGAGGGTAGCACCACGTGCCTGGTCGTCAACTGGTAAAGACCGCGCGCCTGGTCCTTGGAGAACAGCGTGGACGGCGCGGGCGTGGTGCGCTTCGAGAGGACCCGCTGGACAGACCAGCGCGACGAGACCTGGCTGATCGGCAGCGGTGCGGGGTGGGCGGTCAGGGCCTGCTGGGCTTCCTCACGCACCGATGTCGGCGAGAAGTAGCTTGCCACCGGCACCATCGGCGGCACCTTCTTCAGCGCCTCCTGGACCTGCGCGCCGTACTGGTAGAGCGACACCAGAGCGTCGGCGGGGTAGGACCCGACCACCACGCTCTCGACCTGCGCGAGACCCGGCGAGTTCGGAATCTTGCCGACCACCACTTCAGCCACACGCGCGATGGTAGCGATGTGCGGTATCGGCGGCGGTGCGCCGACCACCACGGCTTCTTGCAGGTTGACGACGGCGAAGCGGAAGTACTCCGCACCGATCAGCACCTGGTTAAGCTGCGCGACCGACGCGAGGTACGACGAGTTCTGGACCCCCGCGCCCGTGACGACGATCTCCTGCTGGCTCGCGACGAATATGCGCGGCAGGTCCTTACCCACCAGAAGTTCGGCGGCGTAGGCGTAGTCGATCAGGTGCGCATTACTCGCGGGAGGGTGCCCGATCAGGACACGCTCTCCCACGTACACCAGGTTGGTGTTTTCTGCCATCGGTTACGACTTGATTCGAACACCAAATTGCGCGGCCTTGACGGCTGCGGGGGTCCATGCGGCAGCAGTGTTCGGGTCCGTGTAGAACACCGAATCGGCGAGGCCGTACTGGTTCGGGATCGCGAGGCTCGGGCCGTCCACGACCGACTCCACACCGTTGGACTTCACGAGCGCTGAGAGCGCGTGCGGCGCGGTGCCGAGATTCTGGCCCACCGTGCGCACGACAACCGCATACACCTGCGCGAAGCCACTGACGTTGTTGTCGTCCGCCGCATAATAGTCCGTATTCCCCACGGTGTCCCCCACAACGAGCGGCGGAACCGGGTTGCCCAGCGCCGCGCCCACCACCTGCGAGTTCGGCTTACCTGTCGGCGACGGCTGGTAAAGCTGCGTGCTCACGTCGCGGGTCGGTGGGCGCGTGATGATGCGCGTCGCGGAGCCCAGCCTCGTGTTGCAGAACGTACCGCGCGTGTCGAGGATGTACCAGTTGCCCAGCACGAACGAGTCGGTGCCGTACAGCACGCCAGCATTGATCAGCAGCGGCGTGAGGGCGGCGGTGGACAGGCACGGGCCGTCGTAGCACAGCAGGTCGTTCACCCAGATACGGAACCAGTTGGCGACCGGATCAGCACCCATTTCGATGTAGTTCACCGCACCGACGGTGAGACGCGTCGAGCTTTGCGCGGACATCACGAGGTCCTTGGCGACGGACAGGTCGTTGCGCAGTTCGAACGTGCCCATGCCCATGAACGTCGCGCCCAGCAGCCGGATCGAGTGATCGGACGCGGCAGGCGTGAAGCCGGGCGGCACGTACAGGCTGAAGCCCGTGTACATCGCGCGGTTGGTCGTGTCCGCCATCGTACGGCTCAGGCTGACCGGGCCTACCGAATTCCAGATGTGGCCTGCGGTGCTCGTGATCAGCAGCTTGCCGCCCGCCGAGACGCCGCGCCCGAAAGTGACGTTGGCCGGGTAGTTCAGCAGCGTCCAGTTGACCTGATCACTGGACGGCGACGCATAGATCGCGTTGGGCAGGCTGACGTACGTGATGCCGTTGCAATGCGTGATAAGCCCTTGGTTGGCCCCGCCGCTGGGAAGGGTAGGCGTCGCAAGCACGGTCCAGGTGATGCCGTCTACCGACTTGCACGCGTTGTTGGCCGTGTTGGTCGTGAGGAACCATCCGTAGGTCGGATCGTAGTCATGGTCCACGGAGACCAAGCTGTTAGGCAGGAGCCTAGCCGTCCACGTCAGCGCGTCCGGGGACGTATAGACAGACCCCGTGTTGTTGTAGACCGCAATGAAAAGACCGGCACCGAACTTGATCGAGAGCCGCGCCGACGCGATGCTCGTGATGGTCTTCGCCACCCAGTTGATGCCATCGGTCGAGTACGCCGAAATGGTGCTGGAGTTGGTCTGAACTGCCGCGATCCACACGCCGTTACCGTAGGCGATGCAGGAGACCTGGCCCACGGGCAGCACGCCGGTCGAGACCATCTGCCAGTTTGCACCATCGGTCGAGCTATACAGGTTGCCGCCGCTGTCACCCACCACGAACAGACCATTGCCGAAAGCGATCTTGCCCATCGTCAGGGACGACGCGGAGGTCGGCACCTTGGCGAGCTTCCAAGTCACGCCGTCCGGCGAGTAGTACACCCCGTAGAGCGGTGCGCTGGTGCCGTAGGAGGCGACGTACACGCCATTGCCGTATGCAATGTCCGTGGGGTAGCCCGCCGACGCGATGATCGAATCGTAGCGCGTGAAGTCGAGCGTCTGGGACACGCCGATACCCATCAGCACGTACACACCGGCTGCGTACAGGCCAGTCACGCCATTTCCGCCGTCTAGGCGTCCCGTGGCGATAGAAACGGCTACCGGCGCGACCGTAGCATTGGCCTGATAGTAGAACGCCTGCCCGATCAATCCGAAGATCAGGCGACCGTTGACCAGCGCCGCACCCGTCAGCGATGTGGTCGGCGCATTCGATGCCATTGCCGTCCAGGTCAGCCCGCCATCGGTCGAGTACGACGAGGTGTTCGCGCCAGCCACGCGGATATGTGCCGGGCCGGGCACACCGTTCATCGCGCCGAACAGCATGAGTCCGGTCGTGCTGCCGTTCGTGGAGCCGTTGGGTGCGGTCTGCGAGGTCCAGGTGATGCCATCGGTCGAGCGGAACGCCGTCGTGCCGTTACCGCTTGCCGCGAACGCACCATTACCGAAGCGGCAGGTGCCGTAGTTGGCGGACGGGAAGGCGCGTTGGGTCCACGTCACGAGGTCGGGGCTCGTGTAGTAGGCCGTGTTGACACTCCCGGCGAACATCAGGTACAGGCCGTTGCCGAAGTCAATCGAGCCAATCGCTGCCGCCGTCAGGTTCTGGTTAGCCTTCAGCGTCCAGTTGATGCCGTCCGTGGACGTGTACACCGCGCCGGTCTTCGTGAGCGCGACGAACTGGTTATTCAGGTACTGCACGTCGCAGAAGTCCACGACGACGCCGGACAGCGCCGACTTGCTCCAGTTCAGGAAGTCGGTAGAGTAGGCGATCAGGCCGGACCTGCCCACGGCGACCGCGACGCCATTGCCATAGGCCGAGCCCGTAAAGATCGCACCGAACTGCCACGACAGGCTCCAGTCGGAGAAGCCGTTGCGCTGGCCCATGCTGATCCCGAAGCGCGTCGGCACCACCGGGTCAGGCACCACGCGGTAGGCGGTGTCCGCCCCCGGCAGGTTGGCGAGCGCCGTGGCGACGCCGGTCGGGGCGAACGTCGAGAATGCTTCTGCCATCAGAATGGACATGGAGGCTCCTTAGCGCGCGGCGATGCCGAAAGTGGTGGACTCGACCTTGTTCCGGTCCCATGCCACCGCACCCGGGGCCTGTTCGAAAATGGCCTGCTGGAAGGCGTACGAGGTCGTCAGCGGAATATCGACTTCCTGGGTAGTCGTATCCACGGTCATCACGAGGCCAATCGAGCGCGCGTCGAGGTCGCCCTTTTTCGCGTAGCTGACGAGGGCCACGGCGAACACCTGGTTGTTGTCAGGTAGCACCGCGTTCGAGCGGAACAGGTCGGTCGTGCCCGCGACGTTGGTCTGGAGGAACACAGTCGGGTCGGCGGTGGCCGGACGCCCAGCAATCGTGTAGTGCGCCGGAGCGCCACCCTGACCTACCACGTTCCACGCGGCGGCAACGTCAGAGGTCGGGAAGCGCGTCGTGATCTGCACCGGGGACAGGCGGTCGTTGAGCCCGCCCGGCGAGTTGGAGCCGTCGATCAGGTAGAGGTCGTCAATCCACTGGGTCGTAGCGACGGTCGCAGCTTCAGACTGACCCAGCGTAAGCACGTACGTCGTGTACGAGCCTGCGGGCAGGCCCACGGTGGCTTCGAGCGTGTCGTTCGCGAACAGCTTGATCTGGTTCAGCGTCTTGTCGATCACGATCTCGAAGTAGTACCACGCGTCGAGAATGAACACGTCCTGCGAGATCGCCGTGGCCTGTCCGGCGACCAGACTTAGCTTGCCGGTCGTCGTGTCCCACATCACGTCCACGAGGTTTTCGATCCGCGCCACGCGGGTGCGACCACCGTTTTCTGCGCGAAGCCGAAGACCACCTTGGGGTCGTTGGAGACGAGGTTCGCCGAGAACGACGGGTTCACGGCACCGCCGTTGACGCCCATCGTCATCTTCATGGCGAGCGAGCCCGGTAGGCGACCGTCGTCCAGTGCAAAGGTCGTGCTGGAGAAGTTGCGCAGCGTGTAGCCAGCGGCTTGCAGCGCATTCGAGATATTGGTGACGGTATCGGCCTTCGTTCCGTAGTGGTCGAAGCCGTCCATGTTTTTAAGTGCCATGCTTACCCCTGTGCAATTGATTGCAAAATTACGGACGCACCACCACGCCGAACGGCAGGTTCTCTGCATCGTCCAGTGTCCAGTCCCCGCCGCCCGGAGCCTTGTCGTAGAAGGCGTAGTACATGGCCCAGTCCGTACTCAGGGTCGGTTGCACCACTTCCAGTTGCGCGCCGGGTCCGCCGAACACCATGCCCAGCTTGCGGTTGTCGATGTCAGTCTTCTTCGCCTGGGCGATCAGGCCCACGGCCAGCACCTGCGAGCCATCGGGCAGGGCAGCGGACGACGAGAAGAGGTCCATCGCGCCGCTCACGCCAGACTGGATGTACTTGCTGCCGTCAGCGGGCAGGGAGTTCACCATCTTGTAGTGATCGCTGCCGGTGGACGGGCTCCATACCGGGGGCGCGCTGCCGCCCGAGATCACATAGTCCGCGTCAGGCAGGCGCGTCGTGATCTGCATCGGGTGCATGCGGCTGTTGATGCCCGAGGACGCGTCGCACGTGTAGAAGTCGGTGTAGCGCAGTTCGGTCGCCTTGGTCGCGTCGTACGCGCCGTTCGGAGCCAGCACCAGGTCATACGAGGTCTGCGCGGCAATCGCCGGATCGAGGTCAGCGGATACGTCTAGCGAGTCGTTGACGTAAATGTTCAGCTTCTTGTTCGCGCGGTCCACTTCCAGTTCGTAGTAGTACCAGACGTTGCGCGCTGGGATCGCCGTGCCGTTGACGCTGCCAACCGAGATTCCGGCGTGCCAGTCGAGTTTGACGCCCGCGATGCTCGCGATAGGCGCGCGCTCGGTGCCCTTGAACGCGAAGCCCACCCAGAACATGTTGGCGTTGGTGTTGATGGTGCGCCGCACGCCGGGCGCTGCCGCAGCCGTCGCCTGCTGGAAGGTGAGCGCGGTCGAGTTTGCGATGCGCCCCGGCTGAAGCGCGACGTTCGGCACCGGGTTGACCCAGCCCGCATTTGCCAGCGCAATCGCCAAATTCGAAGCGGAGAGCCCATTGAACTGGGCAAAGCCATCCATGTGGAGAATCATCTGTTACCCCAGCAGCGTAAGCCGCAAATTGATGCCGATATTCTGAAAACTGTCCGGGATTTCGTTCGGACAAAGCAGGCTGAGTGCGTCACCCAATGCGAAGACCGTCGAGGTCGCCACGGAGAAGACGCCATTCACCCCATCCTTCGGGAAGGTGATCGTGCCGACCTTCACCAGCGCCCGCTCAATCGTGATGATCACGTCATCTTCTACGAGCGGTTGCATCAAAATTGCGGCCGATCCCTGCGCATTGGGCGGCAGTATAGCGGGTTGCAAGTTCGGAATAAACATAATCCGCTCGCCCGGATTCGGCTTAAACATGGCCGAACAGCCGTACTGGAGATAGTGATTCTGGGCGGGCGGGCCGGTCTGATCGACGGGCGCTCCGGTGCCTGCATCGAGCCACGCCTTGCCGTCGAACCACACCAGCTTGTCGTCCAGCGTCTTGACACGGAACTGCCACCCGTAGGACGGTTTGAAGAACTTCCACTGGCCTTCGATCTTCACCGCGACTTCGAGGTCATGGCCGGACCACGCCTGCACGGAGTTCGGCGCACAGATGAAGCGGTCCCCTTCGAGCGCGGTCTGCGGCGGCTGCGCGAGCGTGATCGACTGCACCGCGCCGTGTAGCAGGGTGTCGATCTTGACCATGTTCTCGGTCATCGGCCCACCCCAACCGTTTTCCCCCGTGACCCAACCTTCGGACAAGCCTAGGTTGGGCGCTTTCTTTTCTGGCATTTAAGGCTCCGTTGGGTTTTCTACAAAAGGTTCGCCCTTATCCCACCCGCGCGACCAGTTCAGACCCCAGCCATACTCCTGCGGGGGCAGTCCACCGCCACCGTTACCGGAGCCCGGGTCACCGTCAGGTGGCGGGTTGTGCGGGTCAGCCGGGTTGTTCTCGTCGGGCGGCGTATTGCTCGTGCTGTCCGGGTTGTGCGGGTCCGGCGTGCCGGGGCTCGGGTTGCTGCCTGGCGGGCCGGGCGGCGGGTAGGGCGGCGGTGCGGTCGGGTACGACGGCCACGGCCCGCTCGAACTGGGCTCCTGACCAGGAGGCGTCTGGTACGGACCGACCACGAACACCCACATGTCGTACGGTTGCCAGCATTCGATGCCGTCGCGGATCGACTCCAGCCGCAGCAGCAACGCGTGGTTGTCGTCCAGATTGGGCTTGGGCGAGATCGCCATCCCGTTCTTGACCAGGTTGTCGTAGTCGATCTGGATCGCCGCGCGCCGGTCGTAGTAGGCCGCGTCGAACGCGTACTCCATGCTGTGCCCGGTCAGCCCGGCATAGGTGCGTAGCGTGATCAGCCCGGTCGGCCCCTGCGTCATCACGCGCACGCGGTAGGTCGTGCCGTTCTCTTCAGCCACGTCCGGGTCGGTGTGGCCGTAGGGCGTCATCTGCTGGGTAATGCGGTTGCGGCCCACCCAGGACAGCGTGATACCGCCGTCGCTGATGACTGCGCTGTCGAACCACGGGCGCGGACCCTGCGTGCCGTCCTTCATCGAGCGCTGGCCGCTCACCACCACCTGCGCGGGCGGGTAGGGGCGGGTCTGGCGCGCGCTCGCGATCACGAGGATGCGGGTGTCCGACTGGGGCACCGTCATACCGGGAAGGTCGGGCATGAACGCGAGGTACACCTTGTCCTCGAAGTAGTGCGCCTTGCCGTCGTCCGCCCAGTTGCAGATTGTCTGCCAGCGCCAGGCGAGCGTACCCGCGCCGTGGATCGCCGGGATCGTGTCGTAGCAGCCACGCTGAATGCCCACCACGCCGTGCGCGGGGTCCACCGACGTGATCACGACAAGCTCCAGCCCGAGGAACAGCATGTCGCCGACTGCCCAGCCGGTGCCCGCGAGGGTCGGGCAGTACATGAAGGCGTCCAGTTGCTTGATGTTCTGGCGTATCGGCACACCGTCCTGCCGGAACACCAGCGGGTAGCCTTCGACCTTGGCGACGCCGGTCGTGAACGGGTACGACGCGTCACTGGTGACGAACTGCTTGGTCCCGTCCGTGTAGGCCAGCTTGTAGCCGGGGCAGGGGTACTTGCGGTCGTTGATCGAGTTGGTGCCGATGTACGAGATACGCGGGTTAGCCAGCCGCAGCGTGTCCGCCGCGCCGGAGATCGACGCGAGCGGGGCGTAGGGAATCTCGTAGGCGATGGCCGTCTGGTTGTAGCGCAGCCCCGGTGAGCCGGGCACGGGTTGGCCGTCCCACAGCGAGGGGTCCACGAGGACGATGGCGGTGCGGTAGGGCTGGTAGCTCTCGTAGCCGTCCGGGCTCACGGTCGTCAGTTCGACCTGCACGACCTGCGGCGTGTGGTAGTCCACGCCATTCGGGCCGGGGTACTTCTCGCACAGCATCTTCTGGTCAAGCTGCGCCTGGTACGCCGAATAGAAGTAGAACGGGTCGGTGCCCTGGTAGTCTGCCAGTACGTCGTCGCCCGCCTTCATGGTGAGCCGGTAGAAGCAGCCGGGCTCCAGATTGCAATCAGTTGCAAAATGGTCCACCACCGTCGTCGCCTGGGACAGCCGGTCACGGGGCTCCCACGTGAAGATCGTGTCGTAACCCTTCTGCACGTTCGCGCCGACAAACCACGGGTTATCGTTGATGCGGAACAGACCGGGCGGGTAGGGCCGGTGGCTGCGCGCTTCGATCAGTTCCGGCATGACGCCGGTCTCGTACACCTGCTGCTGATGCGCGATCAGGTCGGTATTGACGGTCTGGTCTTCGAGGTAGTTGCGCCCGTCACTGCCCAGCGCGTTGCGCTCGAAGAACCACATGGTCGTGCCGCTCGCGTGCGACGCCGGGATCGTGTCGAGACAGCCGCGCTTGAGCTTGATCGAGCCGTGCGCGAAGTCGATGTCCACCACCTGCACGACTTCCGCATTACGCCCGTTACTGGCTTCCGAGAGCATCGCCAGCGCGCCCGGCTTCATGCCGCCCAGTGACGTGCCGTCGCGGAAATAGACCTGCGTGTCGAATGGCTTGATGTCCTTGGGGATCAGCGCGCCGCTCTGGTTGTACGTCGGGGGCCAGCCGGTGACCGTCGCAGCCGGGGCGAACGTCGCGGTGGCCCGCTCCCGTAAAGTCTCACCTGAGCCCTGCACCGCTGTTGCCACGCCGTAGTCGGAGCCCGTGATGGTCTTCGGGTCGCGCAGCATCGCCGTGCCCACCTGATACGAGAGGTCAGCGCGTCCCGCCGCCAGAGCGCTGTAGTAGGCCCACTCGTAGATAAAACCTGCGGATAGTCGCGTCTGGTTGTCCGGGGCATCGGGCGGCACAATCAGGCCACCGTCATCCCACTGGGCGGGACTCGCCAATATCCGCATTAGCTGTTTTGCTTGCATCTGGTCCAGTGTGATCGTGAACGGCATGCTGTAGCCCTGCCAGGACTCCCAGCCGTCACGCACCGAATACAGCGCCACCCCGAGACCGTGGCTCGTGCCCGGCTCGGTGATGTTCGACCGGAACCAGTCGTACGGCAGTTCGAAGTGGTTGTCGGTCGTGGAGAACGACGCGAACTTGACCCCGTTCGAACCGTACAGGTCGATCACGTACTGCACGCCCGCTTCCGGCCCGATGTCGCCCATCAGGTGATCAATCACCTTGTCATTCTGGCCGACCCGATCCCGGTGCGCCCACGTGAGGTTCAGGCCCGTGGTATCCCCGCTGCCACCGACAATCGCGCCCGCATAGAACGGGTTGCCGTTGATCTTCACGTTGCCCGGCGCGTACGGGCGCACAAACCGCGCGTCGAACGTGACACCGTAGACCGGCGATTCATCCATCGGGAGTTTGTTGCTCGTCGTGCGCGGCAGCACCTTCACGGCGATGCTTTCACCCTGGGCATATTCCCGGCTGTCCGTGCCGATGTAGTCCTGGTAGAACCAGATTTGAGCGGAGCGGGTCCAGCGCTGGGGCACCGTGTCAAGGCACCCCCGCGCGATGGTGAGAATCCCCGTGTCGGGGTTCCACCCGTCCACCCGTACGATCTCAGCGTTGCGCGCCGCGCCGATCATGGCCGCGTGCCCCACTGCGATGTTTTCGGGGTTGGCGATACTCGACAGGCTGATCGTCGTATCCAGCCAGTAAATATCGCGGTTTAGAACGGCATTAGCCACTTATCGTCCCATCCATCGTTGCTCGCGGAGCAAAGGCACCCTGCCCGCGTTCGGTGTAGCTGGTTTCTCCAGCCGCTTGTACTGCAATCTTGTAGTTCAGTGTGTTCGCAGACGGCGACAGCGCGGACACGCCGAGGTAGCACGAGGTGTCGCTGATCGTGTTGAACACGGCGGGTTGCAGGTTGTGTCGCAGGTCCGCATACGGCACCTCGAAGGCCATGAACTCTGCCGGTTTGGCGATAGGGTCAGGCGGTGACCAGTCCGGCTGCTGCGGCACCACGAAGGCGGTCTTCGGCATGCCAAACACGTCCTGCACGGCGGTGATCGTGATCGTGCCGTCCTGCACGGTGCCATCGTCAATCTTGCCAACGCGCAGGATCATTTCGCCGACGCCCCGGAACGGGTCGGCAATCCTGAAGACGCCCGCAGGCGGAATCTTCCAGCCACGGCGGTCGAGCTTGACGGTCAGCCGCTTCAGGCCCGGCGCGTTGGTGCGCAGGTCCCGCTGGGCCAGCCGGGTCGCCAGTTCGGCGGTTGGCACGCCTGCATAGGTCTTCTGGGTCGAGACGATCTGCCCGCCTGACTGCACCATTGCGAGGTTCTGCACGCGTACCTGGCGGTCGCTATCGGTGATCGGGTCGTGGTACGTGACGATGATCTCGTTCGCCCCGCCCGGAATGGTCGCGGTATTGAACTCGTCAATCGACAGCAGGCCCGAGTTGTAGTCGAACAGCGGCAGCGTCGCTGGGTCGTAGTCGTCTCGGATCAGCGCCAGCGTGATCTCGCCGGACGCGCGGTCGCCGTACAGCGCCCCGCCGCACATGTCGAGCACGGTCTGGATGAAGTTGCCGATGGAGTCGGAGCGGGTCCAGCGCATGCACAGTCCCAGACCCTCGTCGTACAGCTTGTCCGCGCAGTCGAGGAATGACTGGTTGTTGATCAGCGACGCGGGCAGGCCCCGGCCCCACTCCTGGTTGGTCAGGCACTCATAGATGATGTGGGCGGGGTTCATCGCCATGATCTTGTTCAGGTCGAGGTGACCTTCCCACCCTGCCCCGCTCGTCGTCTTGCCCTTCTGGTCGAGCCAGATGATTGCCTTGGTGACGTTCCACGGCTCGTCGTTCATCCACCCTTTCAGCGCGCGGCGCATACGGAACGCCCACGGCTTCGGGTACGGGTTCATCGCGCAGACTTCGCCGTCGAAGACGACCGTATAGACGCCACGGAAGGCGGGCAGCACCTTGCCGATCAGCCCTTGCAGCCAGCCGTTCACGCCCTGGGCCGCTTCGCCGCACATGACGGTCAGCTTGCCCTTGATGCCGCCCTCGCCGGAGTCGCCGCCGAACAGGTCGCCCTTGTCGATGTTGATGTCGCCGTTGTCGCGCAGCGAGCCGGTGAACAGCAGCTTGTCGCCGACCTTGATCTGGCAAACCTCGTCCAATGGACCTCGCGCCAGGCCCATGTGCATCGTCATGTAGTAACGATACCCAATTGTGGGATCAAACCCGCATGCCATCCTGTACTCCCTGTTCAGCGGCTGCGCGGGCCGTTGCAATCAATTGCAAAGCCAGCACGTCCTTCGTCTTGTCCAAAATCTCGGATGCCATCACGCCCCGCTGCACGAACTTCCGCCAGTCGAGCCCGCGCTGTTCCGCCCACTGCCTGCCGCCTGAGACACATACCTTCTGCCCGCCGATGCGCACCATGCGCATGTGCGTCGTGGTGACCAGCACGTCTTCGAGCCCATCCTGAGCCAGTGCCATTGCGCCCTCCCCTTACTTCTTGCCGCCAGAAGACTTCACCTCGGACGTGCGGAAGTTGCCATACCACAGCACCATCCAGTCCGCCGAGTTGCAGTCTCCGAAGACGACGCACTGCGGCGTGCCTTCCTGCGGCTGCGGCAGCGAGAAGTCCTGAAGCGAGGCGGGCTTGGGCTCGGCGGGCTTCGGCTGAAGTGCCACCGACAGCACCATGCACACGACCATAATCGCTAGGTAAATCAGGATAACTGGCATGTTCTTAGATCCTTAGAAAACCGGGTCGCCATCATACGGGCTTTTGCCGGGCAAGTACGGAACGCCGCCGTAGTTGTCGGCGTTATTGAACTTGTTCGCACAGGTCAGGATCGTGCGGTCACAGCCCGCGTACACCTGGATCACCTGCCCGCCCTCGAAGCCGTCACTGAAGCCCAGCAGCGAGAGCTTGGTGCCCTGGTGCCAGTCGATGCCGCGCCGCTCGGGGACGCCCGGGGCGATCTGCCATTCCACGAACCCGCCGTCAAACCAGCCGTCCGGCAGGCGACCGACTTCGGGGCAGTCAAGCTGGCCCTGGGCCGCGAGGCCGATGGTTGCGGTGATCTTGTAGGTCGCCTTGTTCACCTTGCATGAGTTCTGGTCGTACAGCACGTGCGGGCACATGCGCGACCAGCACAGCCGCAGCCCGTTGGCTTGGAAGCTGGAGCCGATGTTCTCGCACGAGATAACCAGCGACCCGGGCGTCGGGCGGTCCGCGCTCGTGATCGTGCCGACGTACACGGCAATCGGGGCCTCCACACTGCCCCACTGCCAGCGCCTTACGCGAATCCAGACGTTGCCGCTCGGTGGGGTGCCGACGAACAGCGCCGCGATCTCGGTGTCGGCCTGCATCGTGACCTTCAGCGTGTCCGCGCCTGGGCCGCTGATCTTGATCCCGTCGTCGCTGATCTGGACCCCCTTGTAGGTGATCCCATAGGTGACGTTCGGGTCCGGCTGGGTCTGGACCGCCAGCGTGACTTCGGTGTACGCGTAGGGGTCACCAGACGGCGTAAAGAGGGTGGCGTCCTGGCCCGCGTACCGCTCGGTGCCATTGCCCTCGCCCACGCCCGGCACGCCCACGAGGATGTAGGAACTGCGGTACTGGATCGCGTCGAGTGTGCTGCCCCGCGCGCCGCAGCGAATGAGGGCCGCGCGCAGTCCCGGGGTAAGGTTGGACTGGGGCTCGTCGCCCGTCCAGATGATCACCGTCACACCTGAGTCCAGATGGTTCAGGTCCGTGCCGAGGCGGTCGGCTTCCGTCGCGCCGGGCGTACCGGTCTGCACGTTGTCGTAGGCGTCCACGAAGACGAACTCGCCGTTCGGGTCGATATAGCCCATGTGCCATGAGCGGTGCTTCCAGCCCGCGTACTTCGCGCCGGACTGCGGGTCGTACACGCCCATGGCGTCTGCGAACGCGTTGTTGCCACCGTTCCACGAGAAGCCCGCCGACACAATGCGGAGATTGACCGTCTTCGGGGTCGGGCGCGGGGGTCCGCCAATCGTGATGTCGCGGTCCGCCTGCGCATAGAACCACGTCTTGCCGTAGCGCATGAATTCGTATAGCTGGACCTCATAGGACTGGTGATTCGAGGTTTCGCTTGTGGAGTACTGATAGCCGCCTGCCATGGGTCGCCTTATGGGTTGGGGAACATCGCGGGCATCAGGTTCGTGTCCCACAACCGGTCTGGCTGCGGCCATTCGGCCACATCCCGGATCGGCCACGGGCCATCGTTACTTGCTGCCTGCTGGTTGCGGTTCTCGAACGTTTCCTTGAACGTGAGCACCACATCAGCTACGCCGTTCACATCCGTAATGTGTTCGATCTCAATCTGGTCCTGATCCAGACGCACGAGAACCAGGAGGCAAATCTTGCGGATTTCCTCAATCTGGTAGTCCTTGTCGAGCGTCGAATCGAGGGTGAGCCATTCTACAGATTCCTCGGCGCGCGAAGCAATGACGCGGCGGTAAACGGGCGGTTTTCCGACGAAAAAGATTGCGATGTAGGTCGAGGTGCCCTGGTCGAAACCGTACTGCGTGTAGCCACACTTCTTCACGCAGATAGCCCCGTCCACGCGCATGAGCGGCTTCTGGAGCACGAAGTCTTCGTTCCACGACGGCACGTAGAACGGGTGCCGCGAGCCGCGCACGCCGTGCAGGAACATCAGCATCGCGTAGTAGTCGGCGACGCCGTACAGGGTGTAGCGGAACTGCAAGCTGGCCCGGCCATAGCGCGCGGTCGTGTATTCGAACGGCAGCGCCACCTGCTGATCCAGCTTGTCGAGCAGGTAGGTGTAGCCGTTGGTCTGGTCCTCGCGTTCATTGGGCGGGATCGCCATCACCTCGAAGACGTTCAGCGAGTTCTGGAGAATCGCGGGCGGCACCACGGTCGGCTCCATCAGCCTGAAGCGCAGTTGCGCCCTCGAAATGGTGGACGTGGTGCGGGTGATCTGCGGGTCGGTGTCGAGTCGTGCGACCTTGAGCGGGAACACGCGGGTGCCAGCAGGCCACGACCGGGCGTTCGGGCTGATCGTCCACGGCCCGGGGATGTTGCCCTCGTAGCCGCCGATGCGCACGAGTTCGAAGTCCGTCAGGTAGTTGCCCAGAATCAGCATCATCGTGCCGGGCATCACGTCCGGCCACGCCCCCACCCCGACATTCATCGTCGTGCTGGCCGGTCGCAGCGACTCCACCAAGTTCAGCCCCTCGTGCCACATGGGCAGCAGCCAGTCAGATTCGTGCGCACGCTGAAGCGACAGGTCCATCGCCACGCGGTACTCGTCGTAGACCAGGTATTCGGCTTCGAGCATGCGACGCGGCGCAAGCCGTTTGGCGTTGCGCTGTTCGGCCCCGATGGGGTTGTCCAGGATGTCCGTCAGGAACTGGTACGTCTCGGTGACGCTGTTATCCCAGTTGGGCGGCACCAGCCATACCGGCAGGTTGGCGACCGCCGCGAACGACGGGATGGGCGGGATTTCCCCGCTCCACGCGTCCTGTGGGTAAGGCTGTACGTCACTCCATGTTTGCCACGTCATTACTTGATCCCCAGCATGGTTTTCAGCGTCGGCACGTCGCGTTGCAGGTGCATGAATACGATGTCCTTGCCGTCAGAGCCCGACATCGCCTGCGGCACGCGCTTGCGCTCGTCCACCAGCACGAAGCGGGACCCGCCATCGCCCTTGCCACCCTTCGGTGCGCCGCCGCCCGCGTCCGTGCCTTTTGCAATTGATTGCAAACCGGAAGGCATGCCACCGTCCGCGAATTTGTTGATCGAAGACGACATGCGGTTCCTGATCGAGCCCGTCTGGCCGGAATTTAGCGCATAAAGCAGCGGCAGGTGTTCCTTCGTCGCCTTCTCGTTGACGATAAACTCGTTGTTCGCGACCATCGCCGGGATGCTGTCCGACCGGCCCGTTCCGGGTCCGCTAATCAGGCCGTGGTTGAGCCGCTTGAAGTCGTCCATGCCGAAGCCGTCCGCGAACTTGCGCACCGGCACGACGCCGCGACGACCCTGTGACGGCAGGCCACCATCGGCGAGCATCATCATCGCCATCATCGCCATCTGGCCGATCATCTGCCCCCACTGCGCGCCCTGCTTGCCGCCAATTGCCCCACCAATCGCGCCCCCGGCCATGCCGCCCATCGAGCCCGCCATACCGCCGCCACCGCCAGCCCCACCGTCCGAAAACATGCTGTTGATGCTGTCGAACATCCCGCCCAAGCTGTCCTGCGTCTGGCCCAGCACACCGCTCAGGCCGGTCGTCAGCGCGTTGCCCATCGAGTCAATCCCGAACCCGCCGTTCGACGCGGTGTTGCCGAGGTCGGTGAACGTCGTATTCAGGCCGGTTTCGAGGCTGCTCTGGAACGTCGAGAAGCCGTCACCGCCGCCCAGCCCGAACAGCGCGGAGCCGCCCGTGGAGGTCGAGCTATCGAGGTTGCCGCCGCCCGCGTCGAAGCCGTAGTCATTGCTCGCGGTGTTCCCCATGTTGAACAGGGAGCCAAGGCCCATCGCAGCCCCGCCACGCTTGCCGAAGTTGCCCATGAGGGTGTTGACAGCCCCCATCAGTCCCGGACCGCCCTGCGTGCTGCCGTTGGTCGTGAAGGTCTGCTTGGTCGCGTCCGCCGAGCGCACCCACATCGCGTTGCTCGCGTCCTCACCCAGTTGCCTGCCGCTCTTGCCGCCCAGCCCTTCAGCCAGCTTGTCGAAGATCGAATTGCCCTCGCCGCCCGTCTGATCCACGATCCACGAGGTGATCTTCTGCGACAGGTCCTTGGCGATAACCTGGTTGATCGAGTTGACGAAGCTCAGCGCCGCGCCCCGGAAAGCCTCACCAATCGACTTCGAGTGCGACATCACGTCGTAGATGCCCTGCGTCAGCGCCTCGGAGAAGTTCGTGCGGATCGAATCGCCCAGCGTGTGGTAGGCCGACGCAAGCTGGAGAATCTGGTTCTGGTACGAAGCGGCCTTGGTGCGCGCGTCGTCGTACTCCTTCTCCATGCCCAGCGCCTTGTACTGCTCGGCCTGCTCCTGCTCAACCGCCATCAGCTTGCGGACGTTCTCGATCTCGGCGGTGATCAGTGCGTTGTCGGCGTTGGCGGCACTGATGTCCGTCAGCGCGCCGCGCGAGTTCGCGAGCGCCACCTGGGCGCGGGCGTTCTCCAGCAGGGTCGCTTGCAGGTTGCCCTGGCGCGTCGTGGCGTCGTTCAGTTGCTGCATCGCCAGCACGTCGGCCTTGCGTGCGTATTCGGCGTCCAGCAGTTCCTTCGCGCCCTTCACGCTGTCCAGCTTCTTGTGCAGGTCCTCGTACTGCTGCGCGAGCGCGGCCTGAGACCCGGCCAGCTTCTGGTCGGTCTCCTGCATCGCCTGGAACTTGACGTTGGCGACTTCCTTGTCCAGCGCTTCCTGCTCCTGCGCGCGGGCAATCGCTTCACGCGACTCGTCGGCTGCGGCCTGGGCGTTGATCTGCTTGATATGGTCGCGCTGCGCCTGAATCTGGTTGTCGATGCCGACGCGCTCGCTGCCGGTCTTGGCCGCACCCTTGTCGATCTGGAGCGCCTTGATCTGCGCATTCGCCACCGCGACTTCCTGCGCGGCGTTCGCCTTGATCACCTCGGCACGCTTGTTGTAATACGTGTCGAGGTTCACCAGACCCTGCTGGTAGCCATACTGGTCCGCATCGAGCGCCGCCTGGTTGGCGATCTTCGTCAGCGCGGCGGTGTTCTGCGCGGCCTCCACAATCGCCTGCGCGCGAGCCTTGGCAATCGCCCGGCCTTCGTTCAGTGCGGACTCGCCGCCCGCCTTCAGTGCGGCCTGCGCTTCCTTCTCGTGCTGCTTGGCCTGCCCCATCGCGCCATTCAGCGACGACGTGATGTCCACGCCCGCCGTCTGGGCCATCGCCTTCAGGGCCTCGCCAGCCGCCTGGAATTTCTTCAGTTCCTCTGGCGACGACACGGTGTCGGCCAGCTTCTCGAACTCCAGCAGCATCGCGTTCAGCAGCGTCTTCGACTGGGCCGAGCCGTCCTTGACGAACGCCTGCGCGGAGACAATCACGTCCGCCGCCTCGGAGAACTTCTGGGCGATGCCGGTGGTGGCCTGCGACACGTCGATGCCTGCCGCCTGCGCGGCCTCAGCGAAGTTCTGCCATGCCTTGCTGGCCTCAACCATCGCCTTGGTCTGCGCAGCGGAGCCATCCAGAATCACCTGAATCTGCTTGCGCTGGGCGTCCGACAGGTCGGCGTTCATCAGGGAGTCGCGCTGCTCCTTGATCGAAGCGTTGGTGTCCTTGATCTGCTTCTGGAGGTCAGCCTGTTGCTGCTTGAGCGTCAGCACGTCCGACGCCGCCGACGAGCGCGCCTGCGGGGTGGCCTTCTCGTCGTTGGCGATCAGGTTCTTGTCGCTGATCTGGCGCGCGAGGTCCAGGTTCTGCTTCTGCTGGGCGGCGAGGTCGGTGTACTTCTGCTTCAGCGTGTCAATCGCCTTCTGCACGTCGCCCGTGGACTTAGCGGTCTTGTCCGCGCCATCGGACGACGACAGCCACGCACCCAGCGCCACCGCGCCGAGCGCCGTGAGGGCCGTCACGATCAGGCCGATAGGACCGGCGAGCGCACCCATCGCCACCTCGGTCACGATAGCGCCCGTGCGCAGCGCCTTGAGCACCGTCACCGCGCCGCTGATGCCTTCCACGAAGAGCGGCAGGAGCGACGTGATCTTCGAAATGATCGTCAGGCCCGCGTACGCGATAGCCACGTCGCGCAGCACCGTCCCGGTCTCCACCAGCACGTCCTTGTGGTCCTTGAACCACTGGATAGCCTGAACGATCAGCGCAGAGGTCTGGTGGATCGCGTCGGCGAGCCCACGGAAAGACTGGTCGGTGCGGTCGGCAGCGGTGCCGAACAGGTCAGCGTTCTTGCCGGTCGTCTGGAACGAGGCGGCGAGGTCGTTGAGCGACGACAGGATGTCGATTGCGCCCTTCACCAGTTCCGAGTAGACCGGCAGCAGTTCCTGGCCGAGCGAGTTCTTGAGCGTCTCGATATAGCGCGGCAGGGACGTAAGCTGCTTGCCCACGTCACCCATCGACGCTTCATAGGTGCCCTGAATTGTGACGGCCTGCGCGAGCACCGCATTGGCGAATGCCTGCTTCTGCTGGTTGGCGTCGAGCGCGTGACCCACCACTTCCGTGGCGTGCTGGATCGCGGACTGGCGGTCGATCACAATGCCCATCCACCGCAGACCCACCGTGTCCATCTGGTTGATGTTCGTGATCAGGCGCGAGAACGTCTCGGACGAGTTCCACCCGGCGATCACGGCCAGGTCCTGCGACGCGCGGGCGAGCGGCGCGGCGAGGTTGATGTTCAGTCCGGCAGAGATAAGCTGGGCCAGCGACTCGCGCGAGGCCGCAGCCGTGATGCCCATCTTCTGCACTTCCTTGTCGGCAGCGGTGATCTGCTGCGACGTGTAGCCCGCGTTCTTGCCCACCGTGTCCAGCACGGTTGCCAGCACCTGCGTGCGCGCAGCGGTGTCGGCGAGGTCCTTCAGGAACGAAATGGCTTCAAAGGCGAGGAAGCCCCCGGCTGCGAACTTAAGCGCCTTCGTCAGGCCCTCCACGGACCCAATGAGTACGTCCACGCCTTCCTTCGACTTGCGCGCGTCGTCGCCCGGCTTCCGCAGACCGCCGCCCTGCCCCGCCTCATTGGCGTTCTTCGCGAGGTCTGCCAGCGCCTTCGACGCCGTGCCCACATCGGTGATCAGCGCGCGGGTCGCGTCGTCCAGTTCGCCGAACGCGGTGGCCGTGCCCTTGCCTGCCGTGGCTGCGGTGGCATTGAGTTCCTTCATCGCCGCGCCGACCGCCTTCGTGTCGGTGGCGAGGTTGTTCGCTTCCTTGGCAGCAGTAACGAACTGGGCGGCAGCAGAACCAAGGTCTGAACTCGTCAGCGCGGCGAGTACCGACTTGAGGTCGTTCTGAATCTGCTGGAGCGCGCCAGCGGTCTCGTTCGCTACGGAGATTAGAATCTTCAGTTCTGCTTGACCGGCCATGTTATTCCTTCAGTAATTCATTCAGGGTTTTCACGAAATCCTTGCCTTCCTGCGTGTGCGCCACCGACCGGTCTATCGTCGCCTGGGTCGCCATCCACGCCTTGCGGCGCGCGAACGCGGCTTTCACGAGGTGATCAATCGTGCGCAGCGAGTAGCCCCAGATGTCCTGCAACCGGTGCCCCTCACTGGCAAGGAATTCAACACTTTCGACCCATGAGTCCGACAGTTCCTCTACGCGGAGAGCAACGGCTCGGTCGATGGCGTCAACGGTGCTGCTTCCTGAGTTGCTGCCTGCGGCTGCTGCTCGATCCTGGCGCTGGCGTTCTTGCCAAGCTGCCGCAGCGCCGCCGTCGCCTCGGACAACAACTCTTGGAGCTTTTTTGCGTCGGGCACCGACAGCTTGTAAATCTTCTGGATTGCAATCAATTGCACGGTGCCGGGCAGGCGCTTGATCACGTCGAGATCGTCTTCCGCGTCGGTTCCCATCTTGATCACCTGTGCGATGAAGTCCGGCGCGGCCAGCAGGAACTGCGTGTAGTTCGGCTCCTTCTTCTGCGCTTCGGCGTACAGCGAGACGAACGCGTGCTGGTGGTTCATCATCAGTTCGACAATCTGCAACAGGGACAGTGGGTGCAGGTCGAGCGGGACGCCGGGTGCAACTTCGACCGTCTCGGGTTTGGCGAGCAGGTCGGCAATCTTGATACCCATGAGGTTTCACTCCTTGAACTGGGTCTATAAATGAAAAAGGGCGGGCCTAAGCCCACCCGGATACTACGCTTCCTAACGGGAAACTACAGCTTTTCGCTTACGCTTGAGCCAGCAGCTTGCGCACCGTGAAGAAGCGCGAGCCCACCGCGCGCATCGGGTCCGACAGCACCGAACCTTCGAGCGTGATCTGGCCGAACGTATCGCTGATCAGCGACAGTTCCTTCAGCGGGTCCGTCGAGAACTTGAAGATTTCCACGACGACCGGGCTGTTGCCTTCGGCGGTGTTGAGACCTTCGAAGCGCAGATAGACTTCTGCCTGAGCCTGCGTCAGCGAATCGGTCAGCGTCTGGTCCACGAAGTCGTAGTCCACCGTCAGTTCCATGCCGTCGAACACGGCCTTCGGCGTGGCCGTCGCGGTGATGACCTTGCCCGTGGTGTCGAGTCCGATGGTCAGGTCCGCACCCGTGGACGACAGCACCGTGAACGTCTTGTTGTTCAGCACCGCAGCGTCCGCGCCGTCGAAGCCGTAGAACGACGCCTGGTCACCCGTGCTCAACGTGTTCGGCACCGTGATCTTGGTCGTGGCACCGACCGTGACGCCCGTCACCGCGACGCCCAGCGTGTCCAGCGGCGTGATTGAACCGTCGTTGATCTTGATCGAGCCCGCGTCGAGATTGACCGCGTAGTCGTACGGCGTCGCGTCGTCCGTGTAGGGCGTCAGCGGGTTTGCGCCCTGGTTCACGATGACGTTCGACACGCCAATGTTCGCCAGTGCGGAGATCGCGCCCGTGTAGCCGATGATCGGCTCTGCCGTGACCTTGCCGCCGACGAGCGTCTTGGACTCGCCGCGCATTGCGACAGCCATGTTCTCCGGCGACCAGTTTTCCAGCGTGGCCGACAGGGTAACCTTGGTGTCGGTCGAGAGACGCTTGTCCGTCGCGCGCTGGCCCGAGTGCGATTCCTTGTGCTCGACCACGGTCGTCGCGACGCTGATCTTCAGGTCCGGCACGTTGCCGACTGCCCGCAGACCACGCGGCTTGCCCGTGACGGCATCGCGGACGCCCAGCATCAGGACGCCCTGACCCGAGTAGTAATGGTCCTTCGTGTCCCACTTACGATTTACTTCGCTCATAAAAGCTCTCCTTTTCCCGGGAAATGTTACGAGCCGAAGTGTATCGGCCCGGGGTGCACCTAACAAAAGAATCAGACCAGTTGAACCGGCACGGACCACCGTTGCAGGTACAGGAGCACCGTGTCTTTCTTAGCCGCCTGGGCTTCCACCAGGAACTTCCAGTGCGCCGCCACCGGGGAGCGGCCCTCGCGCATCGCGGCGCGTACGTCGTCCAGCAGGGCAATCGCGGACGCCTTGTTGTTGTGCCCGGCAAGCTGTTCGATCTTCGTCATGATCACGAGACCGAACACCGCTTCGCACGAGATACCGCGCTGCTCCTTCGTGTCCACCGACCGCATGCCCTCGTACAGGTAGCAGACCTGCGGAAACGACGTGCCCTTGATCTTGTTCAGCGCTTCGTCGTCATCGAGCACGAACAGCACGCGCCCCTTCAGAATTGCAATTGATTGCAAACGGGCGTCGATGTCGTCCAGGCACTTCTGGACCAGGTTCTCATTCACTCTCATGTCAAAGCCTTCAGGATTCGCATCATTACGAGTTGTTCGGCAAGGTTTATGTCGTCCCGCCCGATGCCCAGAAACTCGCGCTGCGGGGTCCGGCCCGTACCGAAGTTATGGTAGGGGCCATAGGGCACGTTGGAGCCGATCTCGCGCGCATTCGGGCCTGCTGCGAACAGTTGCAGCGAACGGAACAGATTGCCGGTGTCGTAGAGCGTGCCGCCGCCCCGGCCTGTCTTCGCGCGGGTGAGCGCGGCGAGGCTGGGTTTCCACGGCTGGTTGCTTGAATCGACCTGCTGGAGAAAGCGGGTGCGGATACGGTTGAAGATCAGCGCGCCCGCCTCGTCGGCGATCAGCGTCGGGTTGATCGCGGTATTGAGCGCGGCGATCCGGGCCTCGACTTCAGGCAGGCCCTGTACCCGGATATTCAGCAGCGGGCCTGCCATGTCACATTACCGGACGCAGACAGAAGCCCAGCGAGTCGCGCGTGTACGGTGCTGCCACCGCGAGCGCATGCTGGCCGCTGGCCTGGTAGTTCTTGATCGTGCCGCTCTGCTCGGCCTGCGACAGCCCTGCGGCCATCACGGCGGGTACATAGCCCAGCACTGCCTCCACCAGCCAGTCCGGCGCGAGGTCGGTCGTCTGGGGCACGGGCGTCGGTTCTGCAATTGATTGCAGCGGCGTGTCGGACGTGCTGATCAGCCGGTCGTACGGGTAGGCGCTGTCACCGAACAGCGTCACGCCAGGCGAGCCGCCCGCATTGTCGCCCGTGGTGCCCACCAGACCTGTGTCCTGATCGCCGGTAGGCGGCGTGCCACCCGCCCCCGTACCGCTGCCATCATCCGTAGTGGGAGGCGGCGAATCGGTCGGAGGCGGGTCGCCAGAAGGGTCGCCCGACGGGTCAGGTTGCGGTGTCGGCTCGGGGATCGGTTCGAAGCCCGCGTTGAACGTCACGCGGATAAAGCGCTCGTTGTACTTCTTGCGCGGGATCGAAACGACGCCTTTCACATAGTCGATATGGAAGTCCAGCACGGGCACGGGGATCGTGCACCGGTTGTAGTCCGAACCCCAATACACTGCCTCGCTGCCCGGCTTGAGCAGACCAGAACGAAGCCGGAGCCGGTAGAGACCGGCAGGCTGAACCCCGCTGAAGCTGTCGGAGTCCAGGTAAAACACGTCTTCAAAGTCTTTCGACTGAAGCGTTGAGTCAATCAGCGTGCCGATGCGGAGTTGGGCGGCGTCGATGGCGTTCGTGATTGCTTCGTCCACCTCGGGCGCTGCAAGCTCTGAAGAGATTTGCATCCGCGTGCGCACCTGCGCGACCGTCACAATACGTGCTGTCATGTCTGCCGCCCTCGTCCTTAGACTGCTTCGCCTTCGTCCATGATCTCGATGCCCTTCTTCGCGGCACCCTCCACAGCGGTCTGGTCGTCCGCGTCGGTCACTTCCGGTGCCGGGGGCACTTCAGCGGTGACGACTTCGACCGGGCCGTTGACCTTCGCCTCGACGGCTTCCTGCGTCGGCAGGGCTACCTTGGTCGGCGTCGCCCACTCGCGGTCGCCGTTGCTGTCCACGCGGCCCAGCAGGTCGAGCGCGGTGGCCTGGTCGAACGCGTAGCGCACGCCAGCGGTGTACAGCTTGTTGCCCAGGTTCAGGCGCTTGGCCCGCGCGAGCACCAGTTCGATGCGAGCCGGGGCTGCTGCCTGTGCCTCTTCCTGCTTGCCCTTTGCGGCGTCTTCATTCTTCACGGTTACACCCATTTTTCACCTCTCAAACGTGGATTGGAAAGCGCGGCGAATATATGCCGCTGTGCAATTGATTGCAAGAAAAAAGAAGGGCGGGTCCCTTGCGAGAGCCGCCCCAAGTACTACCCGACTACGGTTTAACCCGAAATGTTACGGGTGCGCACGATAGCTTCGTGCTCTTCAATTTCGAACGCGACGCGGGCCGTGAGCACGATGATGAACACGCGCTTGCTGATGTCCTTGTCGTACTCGATGCTGATGTCGCGCTGGATACCGAAGATCAGGTTCGACGGGTCCGTGAACAGGCCATCCGTGGACGGCATCATCGACGCGCCGACGATCTGCGAGCCATGCGCGTACAGCGGCGTGAGCGCCTGCACTTGCTGGTCACCGAACGGGGTCTGGCGGTCACCGAAGCGGTCGCGCAGTTCCGTCTCGTTGTCCACCGACACGAAGTGCTTCAGGGCTGCGCGGTTGCGCAGATACTTGTCCGGCATGGTCTTCACGACGCGCTTGATCACCGGACGGTCGAACGTCGAGCCGCCTGCGTCCACGATGTTCTGGTCCGCACCCTTGAGCCAGCCATCCGTCAGCTTCAGGTACGTGTCAGCCGAGTTCGTGTCACCCAGCAGGCCGAGTTCTTCGAGGTCGAGCGCCGCGCGCTGGGCCATCAGTGCGACGATGGTCGAGTGCAGGCCACCCGGCGACGAGAACGCACCGGCTTCGACGTTGCCGCCTTCAATGTTGTCTTCCAGCACGTCGTACGGCAGGTGCACTTCGGCGATCACTTCGTCCGTGTTCAGCACGATCTGTTCGAGCGACGGCTTGATGCGGTCCACGTCTGCTAGGGCCGTTGCCGACACTGCCGGACGCAGCATGCGCTGGCCGATACCGATCTTCGGAATCTTGCGCTGCGGGCCGGTCATCGTGACGACGCGCGAGCTTTGCAGGATCGTCGGCGTGTCCATCAGCTTGCGGATGAAGGTCGCAGCCTGTTCCGGGTTCAGCTTACCGGCAGTTGCGAGGTCCGCCAGCGTCATGTCGGCCTTGCGGATGATTTCTTGATTGCTCATACCCATGATTCTTACCCCTTAGAATGGTCCAAAACTGTTTGAGTTGCCTACTTGCCCAGCACCATCAGCCGCGTTTAGCGCTTGTGGAACGCGGAGTCGAAGCCATTCCAGAATCGGTCTGTATCGGCTTCGCTCTTTCGTACCGCTTCCTGCGCACCTTCTTCAGCAGCCGGGGCGTCACCGGGCGTAGCGCCTGCAACCACCGCCGACTTCACAGCAGAGGCAGCGTTATCCGCCTTGCTTGCCACCTGCTTGACCTGGCCTTCAAGCTCACCGTGCTTTTGGGTCAGGGTTTCGAGACCTTCCTTGATCGGGGCAATCGCCTTCGCGATGCTCGATTCAATCGACGCCAGCAAGCCAGCGTGGGCCTCTGCCTGCGGTGCCACAGCCGGGTCAGCCTGAACCGGAGCGCCCGCAGCCGGAGCGGCACCCTCAGCAGCGCCCGTGTCGGTTGCGCCAGCGGCAGCGGTATTCGCGCCTTCCGTCTGGGCTTCCGTACCGGCAGCAGCCTGGGTAGCCGACGTGTCTGCGGTGCCCGGGGCATCCGTCTGTTCACCTTCGGACTTCTTTGCCTTCTTCGCGGCGTTGGCCTTCGACCACTTCGTCTTGTCGTCCTTCGACATGGCGTCCCAGTCTGCTTTCGTGCCACCGCCCGCGATGTAGTCGGCCTGATCGTCGTCGCCGTCACCGTCCGGGTCCTTGGCCGAAGCCTTCGACTTGGACTTGTCGGCCTTGATCGCTTCACCGATTTCCTTTTCCAGCTTCCATGCGACGCTCGGCACCGCCTTTACCAGCGTCGTGACGTACGTCTCGAACTTCTGCACCGCGTCGGAGATTGCCGTTTCGGCAGCAGCCTGGTCTTCCGAGGCGTAGCAGGCGTTGCGGACCGTGGTGCCCAGCGCGTCGGTGGCGGTGCTCACGCCCGAGTAGAAGCTGCACGCGGCCAGCACTTCGTTGAAGTCCTTCGAGCTATCGAGACCTGACGACCACAGTTGCATGCCCTTGACCACCAGGCAGACTTCCTCGCTCAGGCGGACCAGCTTGAACTGGCCTTCTGCCGGGACTTCCTTCGACAGCATGACGGTGCCGTCTTCGTTCTTCTGAACGGTGGACAGGTCACCCAGACCCAGTTCCGCGAGCTTCGCGGTCGTGGCTTCACCCGGCTCGGCGTCGAACACCACGCCAGCGATAGTCGGAGCTTCCGGCTTCTTTTCGCCCTTGAATACGTGGCGCAGATTCGACAGGTCGATCATCGGTTCTTCCTTTTCGGATTTGGTGATACGGATCGGGATTCGGTTGGCGGCACGACGCACCAGACTGATCTGTCGAACGTCTGCGTTCTTCATTTCCTGCATCGTCGTTTTTGCTTGAGCCATTGCCGCCTCTGAAAATGTGAGCGGATTTTACGGTAGCGTTTTCGTACCTAACAAATCATTCCGGTACGATTTCAATGGAATCGACAGCAGAGAAGCGGTGACGGTGCGCGGTATCGCCCGCTTCCTCGGTGATCGTGCCCGCGAGGATCACGTGCACATGCCCTTCCACCATGTCCGTGCGCCCGCCGAGGAACTTGCCATCGTCGTCATAGGCGACGTAAAACTTGTGCTCGTGCTCGACGCCGGATTCACTCTTGGTCGTCATGCCGGAGACAATCGGCGGAATGTTCAGCGTCACCTCGCGCTCTTCGCGCACCACCAGCGCCTCCATCGACAGCCCGTTGATTTCACCCTTCTTCACCATGTCCCACAGGTCGTCGTCCGGGATGTGGATGCCCACCACCCACGCGCCTTCGATGAAGTCGGGGTCTCCCTTGCGCGCGATGAACGACTCCACCACCGCGCACGAGGTGTTCTTGTTGTCGTGGAAAACATCGACGCAGTGCATGTCCCCCTTCTTCGCGAAGCGGTGCGCCATTGCCTCGATCTCGTCGGCGACCATGAATTCGCCGTCCGCATCGGGTCGGTTCGGGGCGTACACGGTGGAGAAGATCAGGCGCTTTTCCGGCTCGGCGTTCTCGTCCTTGACGACGAGTTCGTGGACTTGCGGCACTTCAGGCATGACTAGACTCCGTGCAATTGATTGCAGCGGAATCTAGCAGAGAGGATCACTTCGGAACAACGATTTGCTTCGCTTTATCGGCGTCAAAGCTGAGTTTCGCGGCCAGTGCGCGGGTGGCGTCCGGGTCAGGCGGGGGCACGAGCTTCAGCAGCACCTCGTCGGCTACGTCGTCCTTGCCGTTCTTCGCTCGAAAAGTGGGCTTCACAGAATCTCCTTGTACTGCTTGACCGCCGCCTTATCGGACAGGTCCAGCGTCAGTTCGAGGTCCACGCCGTCCAGCAGAAGCTGGTACAACGGTCGCCCGTCGATCTCGATGGCAAGCGTCATCAGGTCCGCGAGGCCGCGCACGCTCGACTGGTTCAGCACCGCCTCCACGAACGCAAGCTGCACCTGGTTCAGCTTTCCTGCAATTGATTGCAACCGGCCACCCGGCTCCATGCCGTCCAGAATCTGAGCACGCAGCCCGTACCAGTCCGACAGTGACGGCGCGTAGCCCATCGTCGTGTAGGCGGCAATCGACGCGGCGCTGGTCGCGCTGACGACGATCTGGTTGAGCCCGCCTGACTGCGCGACGTGCAGGATGCCCGCCTCTACGCGCTTGAAGAAAGGCAGGATCGTGTCCGGCGCGAGCTTCTGGAACTCGATGTATGACTTGTAGAGCGTGCCGCTGTACGGGTCGATCACGATGGAGGCACCGACCGTGCCGTCGCCGAGCTTGTGCTTGGTCGTGACGGTGATGTCGCCGCCCGGCGCGATCTTGATCGGCGTCTTGTTGATCAGCGACCCTTCGAGGATGTCGAGCGGCTGCACTCCGGCCACCTCAGCGACGACCGCGACCGGCGACAGCGGCAGGTACGCATTCCAGTGATCCAGTTGCGCGGTGTCCACCTTCACGCCCAGTTCGGTGAAGGCGTCGGCGTCCACGTGCTGCTTCGGAATCACCTGCTCTTCTGCCGTGACGACCGGCGCTTGCAGCTTTGGGGCCTGCCCGGTGCGGATCAGGATGGTCCGGCAGTTCGGGTGAAACGGCGGGATCATCAGCCCTTCCTCGGTCAGTTGCGCCGCCGACATGTCGCGGTAACGCCCCATTGAGGTCTTGTCCTGCTTCGGCCATGGCTGGGCCGCTTTTACCGCGTCCGGTGTATCGAGCGACAGGATGTGGACGATGGATGCCCGCGCGTCGGCGACGCGGAAGCGCTTGCCATTGATCGCGCGACAAAACTCGGACGTGCGTCCGTCCATGACGGCGGATAGCTCGTACTCTTCGATGCCCAGCAGTTCGGCTTCTGCGGTGAAGCCCCACGTAGCCAGACGGCTACTATGGAGCGACGAAGCCAGCTTGATCGTGTCATTCCCTTCCTCTGCGAACGAAACGAAGTCCTTGACGAAGCGTTCGGCCTTCTTGACGGTGCTGTTGGCCTCGACCCAGTTTGCAATTGATTGCAACGCGGCCTTCACGACGGCCTGCGAGCCGTTGTACTTCAAGCCCTGCGTGAAGTTGTCGGCGACGGTGTTCAGCAGCGTGTCGAACTTGCCGACCCCGACAAAGGTCTTGCTCGCGTCGTGCGCGGCGTTCCCGGCCCCATAGACGGCCATCGCCCGCAGCAGGTACTTGATGTACTCGCGGTTTTTCGTCGCCACCGGGGTCATGTCGATAGCGTGCGCTTCGGTGTAGGCCCCGGCGAGGTCGTTGGCCTTCAGCCTGGCCGCGATAGCCTGGTAGTACGACGCTGCCAGCGGTTGCCACGTGCGGCGCAGCCGTTGGGTAAGCGCCGTCTCCAGCGCCAGATAGGTTCGGAAGTCCTGTGCCATCAGTGGACGTGGTTGCACTCTGCGAGGTGGATCAGGTCCGGCGTGCTGCCGCCGAACGACAGCGCGGCGACCATCGAGTAGAACGCGTGCTTTTCGTCCCCCTCTAGGTCGTCCACCTCGGCCAGCACCTCAGACTTCTCGGCGTCCGACAGTTCGTGCTTCAGCGCAATGGTGCCGCGCACGCCCGCGTAGTCCATCGCCAGTTGCAGCAGTTCACCGCCGCCCTTCTTGGCCTTGCCAGGGGCTTTGCCCGCCGTGGTAGTAGCGGTGGCCGTGTCCTTGCCGTTCGCGGGCGCGGTGGGCTTGCCAGAGGCTTTCGCCGGGGTCGCCGCCTTGGCCTGGGCCGCAGCGGTGGCCTTGCCCTCGGTCGGGGTCGGCTTGCCGGGGGCCTGGTTGGGCGTGACCGGGTTCTGGCCCGGCACCATCGCCTCGGTGATCGTCACGCGGTCCGGCGCGGCGTTCGGGTCGTACTTCAGGTTCGTGCCGCTGATCTGGTTCACTTCCTTCACGAAAGTCGCGCCGTCCGACAGGTCCTTGGCGAGCGTAAGGCCCTTGATCTGGCTGTCCACGTTCTTCAGCGTGATCCCGTTCGACTTCATCAGAATGTCGGTGCAGCCCAGCGCTTTCATGATCGTGGAATTCATCGTCGCGTCGAACTCCGCACGCTCCGGCTGGAACACCTGCTCTTCGGCGACCATGTAGGCGACCACAGCGGTGGCGTAGTTGTAGTCGGCAGCACGGCCCGTGAAGAGCGGCGGCAGGCGGAAGCCCGTGCGCACGTGATCCTCAGCGGCCTTATCGTAGTTGGCGAACATGTTGTCGCCACCGGCCTGCGAGCCGAAGCGCTCGACCTTGACCTGCACCGACCCGGCGCTATCGAGCGTGCCCGACGTGGACTGGGCCTCAACCACGACTGCGCGGTTCTTGCTCTTGTTCTTGCCGGACAGGTAGTTCCGAAGCTGGTCGCTGGTCGAGCCCGCGAGCGAGCCACCCTGCACGAAGATGATTGCAGGCGGCAGGCCACCCGAATCGAAGAACTCCAGGTTCTGCTCTTCGGCCTTGCGCGAGCCGACCACAGACGGAAGCTGGTTGATCCAGCGCGGCGTGAAGTAGCTCGATTCCACGTCCGGGTTGACGCCGAACATGATCACTTCGGTTGCGCGGTCCTGCGGCTGGACGGGCGCGGTATTGCTTTCCCACTCGCCGGTCTTCTTGTTCAACTGGCGGCTCGCCCCGAACTCGCGGTAGTAGGTCTGGTTCTTCGAGTAGCGCGTCATGTAGCGCCGTTCGCGGTCCAGCATCGTGATCGGAACATCGACGCCGTTGCGCTCGACCGACCGGGTGACCTCGACCGGCTCGTCCAGCTTCACAAGGCGCGTGTGCACCGCCGACAGATGCCGCAGCGCGACGACCTCGCCTTCGAGGTTGCGCAGCACTTCGAGGAACGAGTAGCCGACGCTCTCGATCTCGCGGCGCAGCAACCGGCGAATCTGCTGGAAGGTCTTGCCCGGAAAAGGCTCGTTGAAGAACGACTTGGCGATCTTGAGTTGCTTCGCGTCTGGTTGCTTGGTTTCATCCTTGGCGACGAACTCATGGCCGGTCGAATCGACGTTGACTTCCATCGCCTCGATGCACTGGTTCAGGATGTTGTTGCGCGTCGCCAGGCCCATCAGCACCTTCGGCTGGAAGGGCGGGCGCAGCACGACGGCGGACGAACTGCTCGCCGTGAAGTACAGACCCGCGAACTCGTCCTCCGGCGCATAGGCGCTATCGGCCAGCACCATATAGGTGTCGCCGCCGATGACCTTCTGGATCGGAGTCAGTTTGGAACTGGGTTTGGGCTTCGAGGGCGTGCTGGTCGGGCGCGTCGGGTTGCCCGAGTCAGACGTGTCGATGCTGTTCGTTTTGCCTGCCATTTGCGCCTCTTTACGGAAGAATGGCGCATTCTACGGTAGCGGCTCGATGGCGAACAAGCAAAAAAGAGGGGCCACCCGGTACATGAGTGGCCCCGAAGCATGCCGTGGGCGGGGAGCCCTGCCGCACAACCAACTGCATTTTGCAATCAATTGCACAACGGTAGAGATTCTACAGGCAGCGGCGGATTCTGCAAACAACCGAAAAGTTCTGGGAATCAGACTTTCAGTTTCAGTTCCGCCATGTTTTTGCCCGCCTTCCCATCGGCAGTGAATTTAAGCTGCGGGTGCCAATTCACGGTTTCGAACGGAAGATTTTCCATCAGTTCGATCTCGCGCTTCGCGTAGAACTCCCAGTTGTCCTCGGGGATGTACGTGTACTTCGCGTCGTGCACCGCGCCGAATGCCGGGCAGGTCTTGGTCCAGCCGTTCTTGTGCGCGAGCGCGAACGTCCACAGCATCATGTCGGACAGCGTGGACTGGATCGGCGAGTTGATCGCCTGGCGTTCGGCCCCGCTGCGTACCATCCGGTTCGGCGAGTTGATCAGCGGCAGGTGGCGGATACGGCCCAGCGGCGAGCGCACCATGCCGGTCTTGCTGGCCTCACGCTTGTAGTTGCGGTGGTACACCGGCAGCATCTGGTACGTGTTGAAGAACTGGTTACGGAAGTCTTCCGCCTCTTCCATCTTCAGCGACACGCCATAGTTGGTCTCCGCGTACGCATGGAAGCCCTGCGCCGACATCCCGTAGATCAGACCGAAGTTGCCTGCCTTGCCAAGCTGGCGGGTTGCCTCGTACAGCGCCACCTCGTCGGGGTCGTCGCTGTTCTTCATCGCCATCATCCGCTCGTACGTGTAGCCCGCGAAGTTGCCGGACGTGATCGCGTGCAGGTCCTTGCCGTTGCGGTACGCGTCGATCATCGTGGGCTCGTCGGCCACACAGGCGATCACCTTCAGTTCGCCCTGCGAGTAGTCGTTCTCCAGGATCAGGTAGCCCTCGGGCGCGATGAAGCACTTGCGCAGCTTCTTCGCCCATTTGGTGTGCTTCGGGATCGTCTGGAAGGCGGGGTCCTTGCACGAGAGCCGCCCGGTCACGGTGCCGCCCTCGCCCTCGTCGCGGTTGCCCGCGAAGAAGTAATAGCTGGGGTGAAAGCGCCCGTCGCTGCGTATGTGCTTCTGGAACCCGTGCACGTAGGTCGAGAGGGTCTTGGCCGCGCTCGAATAGTCCGACAGCAGCGCAATGAACGGCGCGGCGCGCTCGTCCTTCTTGAACATCATCAGGTGCTCTTCTGCCGTCGAAGGCTTGCCGCTTTTCTCGGTCATCATCTTCGGCTTCAGATTCAGACCTTGGGGCGTGAACATGAAGTCGTTCAGCAGCGATGCCTTCGTGATGTTCAGCCCACCAGGCTTCGAATCGTCCCAGTGCTTCGCGACGAGGTGCCCGCCCAGGTGGCGCTTCGCCTCGACAGTCAGCTTCGCCATTTCGGTCACGAGGTCCGCTTCCAGTTCCTTGTACGCGTCCATGTCCACCAGCACGCCACCCTGCTCGATGGCCTCGAACGAACGCGCGGCTGGGTGCAGGATGTTGACGTAGAAGCGGGTCAGCGCCTCGTCTTTCAGCAGTTCCTCCTTCATCACCTTGCGCACGCGCAGCCCCGCGTCGGTGTCGCCCCCGGCGTAGCCCAGCAGCCGGTCGTCAGGTGGTAGCTTGTCCATGCGCGACTTGTCCACGATCCGGTCGAACTCGTCGGAGTAGCCCCCCATCGTCGTGTAAATCTTCGCGTGGATGTCGAGCCCGTTGGAGCGGTTTTCGTCCAGCAGCGAGCCTACCAGTGTCGAGTCGAAGCGGAAGTTGCCGCAGTGCAGCCCACCCCACACCGCGAGCCAGTGCAGGTCGAACTTCAGGTTCGCACCGCCCATGCTGATCTTCGGGCTGTTCAGCAGTTCGCCCATCATCACGGCGTTGTCGAAGTTGCTGAACCACGCGATGCACTCGTCACGCGACTTGAAGTGGATCAGGTCGGAGCGGCCCACCTCGCACGAGAACTGGATCGTGACGATGTACGCGCCGGGGTGGCCGGGCTCCACTTCACCGGGCTTGGCATACGGATCGAGCCCGACCGTCTCCAGGTCGAGCACGCATTCGACGGGTCTGCCGGTCTCCGCATACAGCGCGTCGATGCGCGTCAGCATGTCGTGGAAGTCGGTGACCCACCGGTAGTCGCCGGTCGCGGGCTCGTAGCGGCCTGTCTTCAGCACCCGCACCACGCTCGATGTGTCGCACAGCACGTCGATGAACTTCGCGTAGTCGATCTCGCCGATGCCGGACGAGTAGGTGAACATCAGCGGCGCGGCGATGCCTTGGAACTGGTGCACGCGGGAGCGCTGCGAGGTCAGCGAGCGGTTCTTTGGCAGCAGGCCCGAGCGTTGGAACAGGTCGAGCGTCTTGGTGCCCATGCACAGGATGGCGCGGGTCCCCTCGTACGCTGGCAGGCGGCTTACGTCGCTGTCCAGCAGCACGGGGAGATCGGAGTGGTGCCGGAGCACCGGGGACAGGTGCGATATGGTCTGGTGGTTGACCGTATCGCCCCAGAGTACGAGAGACATTACTTACGTTTCCAGTCGTCGCTTGTGTATTCGTAGGAGCAGACAATGCCCTTGTCGAGTGCCGCGAGGGTCTTGTCCGCATCACCCCGTGCAACGAATTCCAGTGTCGAGAGCGACAGGCCACACAGGTTTCCGTTGAGGACGTGGCAGGTCAGGGCCTTGCCCAGGTTCTCGGAGACGAAGTATAGCCACAAATCTTTCCGCACTTTCATGAAAGCGGACGATTTTTCCTTGGATACCTGGTCAGTGATCAGGGACACGTCCACCGGGAAGCGGAACGGGCCGATTTCCAGCACGCGGGACTTCAGACCGCGCCAGCTATTGTTGCCCTGGTGATCGAGCGGGATTTCGGCAGCGTCAACGATGGTCAGCAGGGATAGAACTTCGATGCTCACAGGGCCTCCAGCGACACAATGGTTTCGATCACTTCGACGGTGAATTCCCCCATCGACACACCCTGCCAGTACAGCCCAAGCCGGAACCACCGGTCGTCGGACGCCTCCAGCACCACCGCCTGCGCGTCCACCGGGTCGATGCCCGGCACCGGGCTCGCGATAGGCAGGCTCTGGCCGACCGGCGTCGCGCGCAGATTCGCCAGCAGCTTCTCAGCGTCCGGCGAAGTCGTTTTCATTTCGGTTACTTCGCGGCTCATTCGGTCACCCCGATCTGTTTTACGTTCTTGATCTGTTCATCGAAGTCCACGCCCAGGCCCATCAGGAACGCGCCAATCACGCGGCCCACCGGCACGCCGTTGGTCTGGAAGTGGATTGAGTAGTGGCCCTGCGTGCTCGGGTTCATGCTCGCGGCCTTCAGCGCGTTGCGAATCTCGGCGTTGAACGGACCCTCGGCGCGGATGCTGACGCTGGCCCCGTCTGCAATTGATTGCACGCGAGCGGCGAGCTTGACCCGCTCCGACAGCGCAATGCACAGGTACACGCTGTGCGCGTCGGTGCCCTTCACCTTCTGGCCGATCTGCGTGGCGTCCTTCAGCGCAACCACCCCTGCGGGCATCACCGGAGCCTTCGGCTTGACACTGGGGTCCACCTTGAACGGCATCGCCTCGGCGTGCAGGTCAGCCGCCTGTTCAGCCGGGGGCACCTTCTTCGTCGGCTTCGGGGTCACCATGTTGCCGGACAGCGAGCCGGGGAAGTCCCCGCCACTGGTGAACTGCACCTTCTTCGTCGGCTTGATCTTCTCGGCCTCGGCGAAAAACTGCTCTGCCGGGCTCGGGATTACCGTCTTGATCGCCTCCATCGCGTTCTCCGCGACGCTGCCGCCGTTCGCATCGAGAAAGCCCCACGCGTCCGCCAGCACCTGCTCGACCAGCGTCTTGCATGAGGCTTTCACCCCTGCGTCGGCGGTGCCCTTGATCAGCGAGACCGTCGAGGCGGGTAGCGTCACGCCGTACGTGAAGGGCATCCCGTTCTTCGCGGTGCCGCTCACGCCGATATTGAAAAACGCCTGGTTCACTTCGATGTGCTGGCTATTGGCCTCCAGCGCGTGAAACTCTACCAGCAGGTCCGGGTAGACCTTACCGAGAAACGACCCGTCACCGGGGGCCGATTTGGGCTGATTTATTTTGAGGTTTAGTGCCACAGTGTCACTCCAAGACCTGTTTGACCTGACTGCATTCTAACACAATCAGCCGGATAGTCAAACAGTATCGTTGCGCATCGCGCGCTTGACCCAGATGTTCTTGCGGGATTGCATCGGGCGGATCGACGGCAGCTTGCGCGGGCCGCTGGCTTTCTTCTCCCGCGTGCCGACGCCCATCGAGCCCCAGCCGTCACCGTAGATCGGGTCGGCCTTGCCACCGCCGCCGTTACTGCTGACGCGCCCGGTCGTCGGGGCGTGGCTGTCGAAGTTATCGAAGGGGGCGCTACCGAACAGGTCGCTGCCATACAGGTTCGACGGCGACCACTTGCCGGTCGAATACGTGCGGCTCTTCGACCCGGCCACCGGCTTGACCCCGTAGTGCTTCTCCAGGAACTTGATCTGCGACTCCGACTCGACCGCCTTCTGGCAGTAGTGCTTGCGCACGTAGGTGATCGCATCGGTCTCGCCGGTCATGAAGGCGACCAGTGCGGCGAAGAACGTGCCCGTGCGGCCATGTCCGCCGATGCACCCGGCGTGGACCTTCTTGCCCGCCTTGATCTGCGCTGCCGTCCACTCGACCAGGTTGCGGAACTCCACCGCGTCCATCGGCGCGTGCATGTCGGTCACCGGGAAGTACACCTCGACCGGCCCCTTGTCCGCATGCCACGGCCAGCTTGCCGCCGTCAGCTTCATCCCGTGATCGAATCCGATGTACACGTCCGCATCGAAGACGGCAGGGCTCAGGCACGAGCCGCCATACACTTCCCAGTCGCCGACTTTCAGCGCCGGGTGATCGTGGTAGCACATCTTGTAGCCACCGTTGCTCTTGCCGTTCTTTGCTTTCATGCAATCGACTCCTTCGATTGTTGCTGGTTTCAGGCCGTAGCCTTGGATTTGGTTTTGCCGCGTTCGAGGATCGCGACGGACTGCCCGGGGAACACCTGCCACTCACCCAGCACCTTCGTGAAGCCCGGGGGCAAGGTGACCTGCTTGCCCGGCTCGCCGTACTTCTCGGCCTGCATCTGCTTCTCGTGCGGGTACTTCTTCAGCGCGCCCAGCGCTTCGACCTTGTACCAGTCGCAGTACTGGCCGAATTCGTCAGGCCACTCGGTGCGTGCGGCCATCGCAAGCGCGTACAGGTCGGAGAACTTCTTCGCGAAACTGTGCGACTCGTACATGTCGATCAGCAGTTCGACGCACTGGCCGCTGCGCTGCACGTCGAGAATCTTGTAGATCAGTGCCGAGTAGTCGTCGTACAGCATGCCCTTGTTGAACATTGGGCCGTTATTGTGCGCGAGCGTCCACGCGGTGTCGATCATCACCTCCAGGCTCGTCTCGCCGTTCACGAAGCGCGAGAGCGTCTGTGCGATGTTGCCCCACGGCTTGCCGCCGTAGCCACCCGAGAAGTTGCCCTCGTTGAACAGGAACGTCAGCCCCTCGCAGTACGGGCCAAGCTGCATTTCGGGCGGGTTGTCGAGTAGCGCTTCCACCGCAGTGTGCGATCCGCCGCCCTTGATCAGCTTGTTAAACGCGTAGAAGGCGCTGCCGTACTTCTCTTTCGCCAGCTTCGGCGTGGCTTCGTCCTTCACGTGGCGCGACTCGCGGGTCGTGATCAGCAGCATGTAGTGGAACAGCCGCAGCCCCTGCGACGCGAGGGCCGAGGTGTAGGCTTCCATGACCTTGCGCGCCAGCGGCGTGAGGAACTGGTGTCGGGTGAAACGCTTCTGGACGACTGCCGCCAGGTGATTCAGCGCGTAGAAGCGCAGCGCGTCGGTGTCCGGCTCGGCGAGGCCACCGGGACCTCCGTTCTCCTTGTACGTTTTGCAATTGATTGCAACGCGGGAGACGAGGTAATGGCCGACGCCTTGCGGGTGCATCTGGGGAGCGCTGAGGTAGTACGCGAGGGTATTCTTGTCTTCGAATCGCATGGCGGCTTCACTCCTTGAATGCCGATCTGATACTTAGGATTCTACCACAAACGACCCGTTTGTCAAACATGTGCGAAATTGAAACAGCGCCTTGATCCGGGCTTTCCGCAGCATTTTCTTCACTTCAGCCGGGATCGGGTAATCCAGCACGAACTGGTACTGGTCATCCGTCTCGACCGCGTGCGGGTAGTAATGCTCGCGCACGTACTCGACCGGCATCTTCACGCCAAAAGCCTTCGCCAGGATCGACAGGAACAGCCCTGTGCGGCCCCGTCCCGCGTAGCAGCCCACATACACCTGCTGCCCGGCGAGGACCGCTGCGACCGCCTGCGTCAGCCCGGCATCGAGCAGGTCTTTCGACGGGACACTGAAGTCCTGCGTCGGAATGTCAATGTCGGCCTTTGCGCCGATTTCCTTCGCCATCTTGACGCCGACCATGTTCGCCGGACGCGCCAGATACGGACCGCCTGCGACCGTGAAGTGCTTCAGACCCATGAGTACCGGGAGATTGAGGGTTCCGTTCATGCTTGTGCAACTCCTTTGCGTGTGGCCCGTAGACCGTTTTGATTTGACCAACATAGCCGCAGTGCTTGCAGCCTTCTCCTTCACAGTGCTCGCATTCGTCCCACGCGGTGAGACTGGTGCGGGCGCTCAACTGGCGTTCCGGGGGCGCGACGTGGGTCATGCTGTGCACCCGCGCGCCGTCCACTTCGAACAGCCAGTTATTGAACCTGCGGTTGCCGCGTTCGTGCGTGATCAGCGCGGCGCACCGGACCATCTGCTGCAATGCTTCGGGGGTGATACTCTCGGCAGCGCAGACACGCGCCACCTGGTCAGATTGTTCTAATGCGGACATGGGTCGGGGCCTCGAAAGCCAGTCGGGGGCGCTGGCTCGCGTCGTGATGCCGAAGCCCGTAACTGACGAATGTTTCATCCATGAGTTCGACCCGCGCCTGATCCGTGACCTCGTACGTGCGACCGTTGAATTCGACCGTCACCGAGTTGCCCCGCTGCACGGCCACCACGTTCAGCACGCCGTTCGTGCCCACCTGAATCTTCGTGCCGCGCGAAACGCCAATACTAAGTGCCATCGGGTTGCTCCATCAGGTCAGTACATTCATCTGTCAGTGCCCAGACACTGCCACCGGGCAGGTTCTTGCGGGCGTGTACCCGGTACACCAGTTTCATGCCCATGAGTACGGTCAGGCAGGTCGATGCCTCGCTTACAGTGAAGCGCTCGCCTCTGGCTTGCAGCCGGGCGGCAACTTCCCCCGAGTTTGGCTCGTCCAGTTCGGCGAGCATTGCCAGCGTCTTGTACAGGCGGGAGCCGACCTTGGGGAGCCGTACCCGCGCCTTGTCCGACACTTTCTCGGGGATCACTATCTCCTGCAAGGTGGTTTCCATGACCTTGTTCAGTCCGCACAGACAGTGGAGTACGAGGTCAGGACCATCCCATCGCTGGAAAGCCCCGCCAGAGCCGCACTTCGGACACTTCAATCGAGTCATATTCGCCACTACTTGCTGAAAGTGGCGGCGAATATAGCCGTAAATCAGTCGTGGAGCAACTTCGAAACGACAACACTTTCACTCAGAAACGACAGCCCGTTAGGATTGAGCGTGCCGGGCGCGGCCATCAGGGACAGTCCGTCCTCTTTCTTCTTCCAGGCCATCACCTTCTGCACTGCCGCGCTGTCCTCGCCGGACCACATCAGCACGTTCGACGCGAGCACCAGTTGCTCCAAGGTCTCGGCCACGCTCAGGCGCGGCAGCTTGGTCTGGCACGTGGTGATGATGCACACGCGGTCCGGGTTCAGCGACACCGACTCCAGCAGGTGTACGAGGGCCTGTTCGCGATCCGTCTCGACCGGCGCACCGAACGGCTGAAGGAAAGCGGCCTCGGCCTCTTCGAGCTTCAGCGTCGTGTCGATGTACAGGCAGGCGGTGGCGTCGTACATGCCCTTCACGAGCTTCGCGAGGCGGTTCTGCGGCCACGTCAGCTTGTCGGCAAGGCGCAGATAGCCCACCGTACCCGAGCCCGTCTCGTGGCTGATCGGCACCGCGTTCAGCGACTCGAACATCAGGCGGCGGAACTCAGCCAGCGTCGCGTCCTGCGAGCCCGGCACGACCGGCACTTCGGTCTTCCACACGCGCCCCGTCGCGCCGTCGATGCTCACGCTGCTGCCCTCGGGGAACTGGTTGATCGACACCGACAGGCCCACCACACACGGCTTGTTCATCGAACGCGCCACTACTGCGGCGTGCGAGGTCGAGCCGCCCGTCATGGTCAGAATCCCGCGTGCCGCGTTCATTCCGGCGATGTCATCCGGGGTCGTTTCGCTGGTTACCAGGATACACGGCTTTTTGCAATCAATTGCAGCCTGTGCCGACCGCACGACTACGCCGGTCACGATGCCCGAACACGCGGCGATGCCGGTAAAGTCCGGTTTCGTGGTGAAAGACGGGTCGATCACGTCGAGCTTAGCGCGGTCGTAGTCGCTGGCCTTCACGCGCTCGAACATCTGCGGCAGCGTCAGCATTGCCTCCTTGTGCATGTCCAGCGCGATCTTCACCGCAGCCTTCGCGCTGCGCTTGGCGTTGCGGGTTTGCAGGATGTACAGCTTGCCGTCCTCGACCGTGAATTCCACGTCCTGCACGTCACCCTTCAGCGATTCCAGCCGCAGCACGGTCTCGATCAGTTCATCGTAGACCGGGTGATTCCAGTCCTTCATCGCGGCGAGCTTCAGCGGCGTCTTGATGCCTGCCACCACGTCCTCACCCTGCGCATTCGGCAGAAACTCGCCGGTCACGACGTTCTCGCCGGAATCAGGGTTGCGGGTGAACAGTACGCCGGTTGCCGACTGGTCGTTGAGGTTGCCGAACACCATCGCCTGGATCACCACGGCGGTGCCCCAGTCGTCGGGGATATTGTTCATCTTGCGGTAGAAAACCGCGCGTTCGTTGTTCCAGGAGTTGAACACCGCCTCAATCGCCTCGGCGATCTGCTGGTCGGTGTCGGGGAACGCGGTGCCGGTCATGTACGAGTAGATCGACCGGTATTCGTCCGGCGTCGTGCAGTCCTCGAACTCGTGGCGGTCGATGCCCTTGACCACGTTGCCGAACATTTCGATCAGGCGGCATTCGCTGTCGGTCACGCAGTGTGCGCCGAGCTTGCTGATCCAGACGTTGCGCGTCGCGCCGTCGATGCCGACGTTCAGCACCGTGTCCATCATGCCGGGCATCGAGACGCGGGCACCGGAGCGCACCGACACGAGCGGCATGTGGCCCATGTACTGCTTGAAAAATGCGCGGATGTCCGGCAGCGCCTTCTGGATTGCGGCGCGCACGTACTCGGGGTTCTTCATGTATTCGACGCACACTGTCGTCGGGATGATCAGCGCGGGCGGGACAGTGATGCCGTTCTGCTGCATCCACCACAGGCCGAAGCCCTTGCCACCCAGGCGCTCGGCGTTGAATTCGCCCTTGGAATAAACGGAAAAGAGTTCCATCTGGCTATTCACTCCTTGAATTGGCCGTTGAGTCATCAGAATAACACACCGGCCCGGATTGTCAAACAGTATTTCAGGCCGGTGCCGGTCGTCAGTACGGGGGCTGTAGCTGTTCGGGCGTCAGGTCTTCGTGGCCGGATGCGGGCTCGAACTCGGGCTTTACCGCGTCGGTCAGCTTCTTCCAGTAGGGCGTCCAGTTGCCGACCCGTCCGGTCCGCGAGTTGTCCCAGTCGCCACCGGGATTCTGCACTGGCTTGCCCTTGGCGGTCTGCACGCCGATGTACTGCCACACCTCTCCCAGCGGGCTCAGGCCGTACACCACGTCCTCGCCGTTGTCGTTGGTGGATGCGGTGATCTGCGAAAAACGGATGCCTGCCATGCTTTAGCCCTCACTCATATCAAAACGTTCACGGAACATCTGGTGCGTCGGGAAACGCGGCTTGTCTTTCACGCCGACCGGGAAGTGGCGGAACTTGCTGATGCGGCCCAGCAGCTTCTGCGGGTTCTGGAACAGGTCGGTTGCCTCGGCCACCGTCATGCGGCCCGGGCTGATCGTCACGACCTGATCCTTGAAGATGCCCGTCAGCACGCGGCCCGTCAGCGAACCAATCTGGCCGTTGGGCACCTGGTTGGCCTTGTGGCTGCTGCGCTCGGTGTGGCCCAGTTCGTTGGTCTTCGCCTCGTTCAGGTTCTTGCGGCCTTCCTCGAACCCGATGATCTCGGCCTCGTCGTCCGCGAAGGTCTTGATCCGCAGCACCTCGCACTTGGTCAGCGTCGAGCGGCCATGCTTGTAGAACGAATCCGGGCGACGCACGATGCTGCCCTCGTAGCCCACCTCCAGGTGCACCTTGTCCTGCTCTAGCACCTGTTCGAGGTTTTCCACGATGCCAAAGGGCATCGGCACCAATGCGAGGTCCCCCAGCCCGTTTAGACGGTTCAGCAGCGCTTCATACCGCGCCTCATAGCACAGGCCCATCGTCGCGGCGGTCAGGTAGTCGAACACGTACCATGTCAGCACGGGTGAACCCTCCTGCGTGCTCAGCGCGCTCGTCGTCGCACGGCACAGGTCTGTCGCCTGCGGGTTCGCACCGACGATCATTTCACCGTCCAGGCCGTGGTAGTCCGCCCCGCCGAAGCGCTTCTGCACGTACAGGTTGCCGGGCTTCTTCAGCGAGCGGCCCACCGCCACGCCGTCACGGTTGAGCGTGCGCACGCCGTCGATCTTGGGCTGCTGCCATGCGGGAAACTGGAGTTTTTCGAGCACCGCGTCTTCGGCGAGCATAGGCTTGAAGCTGGTCATGCTGAGGTCCTTTCTGGTTGGTATCGGGTCAGGCGTTTGCAATCAATTGCAGCCCGCACTCGGGCGCGTCGAGCCGCCGTGCGTTGTGCTGGTAGCAGTCGTAGGTCCAGCCGGTCAGCCAGCCCCGGCCCACCGTCAGCCGGTATTCGCGGGCCACCGCGACGTAAGGCGGGTCGTTCTCATAGTCGTGGCTCGGCACCGCCACCGGGCGCTCCAGGCCGTGCGCGATCAGCACCTCGTCGTCGGCGCGCATGGTGCGCAGCAGCCCCAGTGCGACACACACGTGCAGCTTGATCCGGTAGAAGCGGGAAACGGCCTGCTGGTGCCCTTGCGTGAGCAGCATCTTTTCGATTGTCATGGTTGGTCCCTCGATTATCGGTAAAACGACGACCGGACTGCGCGATGGTCGCCCTGCCACTTCTGGCGTACGGGTGAAATGATGCGGGTGCCGACGATGATGAAGCCGTTGCGCCGCGCCGTGTCCACGATGTCGGCGAGCATCCAGCCCTGCCGCTGCATGGCCTCGGTCAGCAGCCGGTTGCGCTCGCGCTCGGTGAGCCCGCGCCGGTTATGCGGGGCGTCGCGGTCGGCGAGCAGCAGGTCCAGTTCATCCATGAAGCGTTGCTGTACGGAACTCATGTCGGTCTCCCGAAAGAGGCCCGGGCGGTGCCGGGCAGCGGGCTCAGGCGAGGGCTTTCTTCAGCGCTTCGGCGCGGTCAGCCTGGTAGACCCAGAACACGTCCATGCCGCCGACCGTGATCCAGATTTTCTTGCCATCGACGCGCTCGCCGACTTCGCCGGTCACGTTCAGGGTGTCGATGTAGCGCTTGGCGCGGGTGACCCAGCCGCCTGCATCCACCGCGTGCTTGCGGCCTGCCTGCGGCGCGGGGGGCGTCAGGTCCAGCACCGTGACGAAGACCTTCTTGCCCTCGCCCTTCACGCGGGACGTGATGTGGAACTTCGCACCGGCTTCCAGCGCGCCGATCTCTTCGAGCGCGACGGAGAAGCGTTGCTTGCGGATCACCGGTTTCACCAGAGCCTTGAGGTCTTCGAGGCTGGCAACCGTGTGCAGTTCGTTGGCGATGGTAACTTGGAAGGCTTTCATGTTCGTCACTCCTTGACGGGTTAGAAGGCGGTGTTTGTGTTCAGCAATCACCGTAAGAATGATTCTACCCCAACCCTGCGGATAGTCAAACACTCTTTGCAATTGATTGCAAACTCTTTTGTAACAGCGGCGGATGTGAAAACGGGGACCGAAGCCCCCGTCTGTCCTGCTTCTGCCTGTGGGTCGGTGTCAGTGCACCGGCCTCGTCTGTGTCGCGGTGGTCCCCGGGATCACGTTTTCACCCGGGTACGGGACGGGCAAATCGTCCTGTATCGGGTGCCCTGCTACAGCGGACAACTGAAACGACCGCTGCCGTGCCCCGCTGTACTGCAACGGGGTCATTTCTGCCATCACCACCAGCATCGTCATGCACCAGTTCTGGAGCGCGTCCAGGTCGTCCTCGCTGACCGCGCCATCGCGGATCGCATTGAAGGTGCGGTTGATGTTGGGGCGGTATTCCTGCTCGACCGCATTCGCGAAGTCGAAGTTCTTGATCTTCAGCAGCTTCTCACGCACGTCCACGGGCTTACGCGCCATGATCTTCTCCGACCGTCGCGGGCGACACGACCTCCAGTTCATAGCGGCGCACCTTCGCGCCACCCTCGACATCGACCCAGCCGTAGAACTCGGCGTTCGGGCGCGTGTAGATCGTCGGGGGCCACACGCCATCGAGCGGCACGTACAGCACCACGTCCGCGCCGTCTTCCTCGCGTTTCGCGTGACCGATGATCTCGTAGGTGGTGCCCTTATAGTGCCGGGCGCGGAGGGACGGGTGATTCGTGGAATTGATCAGCAGCATAGTCAGCGCGCAATTGTTCGACCGCATGGATGCAGTCGTGGATTATCTCTACGCGAGCCACTGGAGTTTCGGCGCACACATAGCGGACCAGTCCGTCGAAGAACGTCCGTGCAGCCTCAACGGGTTCGGCGTCGCGGTAGGCCCAGAGGCTTTCCAGTACGACTTCCAGCGCCGAACCCGTGAGGGTCACGAACGGCACAAGTCCGATGTTCGAAGTTTCATCGGTCATGTACCAGACCGCCTTGCCCAGGTCCTTGTAGGCGGTGCCCTTCTCGTCGCGTCGGGTGACGTACTTGAAGGCATCGGCCATGTTCGACCCAAGCATGCGCTTGACTACAATGCACTCTACCCCAGACGGGTGACGGTTATAGTGCGCGGCGTGATTGATCCCTTCCGGGTCGATCATCATTCCTGTGGTGCTGTGGTCCATACTCTGCACTCGTTTGCACAACCGTCGTCCGTCCATAGCCTGCTTCAGACTCCCGGCAACCTGGAAGCCATCACGTCGCGGCAAGCCAGCGCTACGTGTCGGTGCCCTGCATGCGTGCTACCCGTGAAGGTGCGCGCTCTCTTTGATTCGGTGATTCCTTCCGGCAGCGCTGCGCGGGCGACATCCTTCGCCACGGTCAGGTCGTGCGCCTTCAGGTCATAGACATGGATGGGCGGTTTCGGTTGAAATGGTTTTCCGCCCAATCTCGCAGCGACGGCACGCGTCACATTGAAACCGCCCATCCTTGCCCACGCCCGCCTTACGTTCCCTGCACCCGCAGCCGGGGTCTGCGCTGTGGAACACGCAGTAATTACCGGATTTGTGTGGGGCACCAGACGGACTCGCATTTATTTCCAACCTTTCTAATCTGACGGCGATTATACAAGTCGCTAACGTTTCCGCAACAGATTTCGTAACATCTTATGCAACGGATTTGCTTGACGGCAGACGCTTAATTGTTGTAGTCAGGCCGACTATCGCGCCAGTTGTAACGGTGCCGATGCGGCTCGCATATTACGCAGACGAATTTTGCAATTGATTGCAAAGATTCATAGCCAGTATGTGTATTTTCCGGGCTGCGAGTTCCACGAATGGATCAACCGGTGTGCGGACAGCAGCGGCATACCCCACTCGTCAAAGCGGTGGCCCGCTGCCTTGAAGTCCGCCTGCGTGAAGGGCACCACGACCGTCTCCAGTGTGGCATTGTCGCGTCGCTTGTAGACTGAAATCATCGTATTCCCCGGTTCAACCGCAGAATACGGCGAGCCGGGGCACCTAACAAGTCACTCCACGTCGATCACGTCGTCCAGCGTGCCTTCCTTCTTGCCGCCCTTGAAGGTCAGCACCGGCATCTTGCCCTGGAGCGCGTTCAGTCCGACCTGCTGTACCGCGTGCGTCGCGTACGCGTTGATCTCGACCTTGGCGTGCTGCACGACCGTCTCCATGTACTCGCCGAACTGCTGCGCGACGAATTCGACGTTCGGCTTGACGTTGCGCGACGCGGTGGCGACCTTATCCAGCAGTTCCTTCTTCGCCTTGACCGACAGGTTCAGCCCTTCAATCGCCTCGCGCAGTTCGGCCAGCGCTTCCATCGAGCGCTCCATCCGCTCGGTCGCCTCGCCACCAAACTGCTCGGTGCGGCTCTTCGGGTCCGGCAGGCGCGGCGTGTGCTCGCCCTTGACGTGACACAGCGTGCACGGCACGCCGAAGCCGATGTTGAAGCTCGACACGAAGGTCGCCCACTGCGCCTCCGACATATCGACCTCGATCAGTTCGTTGCCGCCGTGATACCAGTCGTTTGCGAGTTCACGGGTCAGGCTGGAGCGGCGCACGGTGAGCCGGATAAACTGGTTGTGCTGGAAGTCGCTGCCGTACAGAATCTTTCCGCCGCTCACGCGAGACACGCCGATCATCGCGTAGGCCGGGTGGTGGTACGTCTTGCCCCCTTTCTTTCCGGCCAGCCCCTCGTCCGTCTCGGTCGGCTCTACCACCTGGCTCCAGATGGGTTTCTCTTTGTCGCTGCTCATGTTCCGGTCCTTGCTTGGGGATGTACCTGCACAGTATAACCCAGTCATACGGATTGTCAAACACGCGGGCAAAAAAAGACCCGAACCACTTCGAATATGGCTCGGGTCGAAAGTCCGGTTGAGGGGTAAATGACAACCGGGGACCACCGGATGCCGCCGCGCGACCATTGTGCGCTTGCAGCAAATTCTGTTCAGTTCAGGGGACGGGTACTCCGCATCGGCGATGTCGCCGGAATCAGACCGCACTCCTTGCAGGCCCTGTATGGGCTACAGTGTAACACAAGCGACCGGGTTGTAAACACGAGGCGTCCGCCAATCGCCAGCGGGTGTGCGCCAGACCGCATATTGGCCCTATCGGACCGGGTTCGGGCGTGCGCTTTTGCAATCAATTGCAAGCCCGGCTTCCGCCGCGTCTTCCGCCGTCACCACCACCCGCGCCAGCCCCTGCCAGTTCGCCAGCCGCGTATTCAGGTTGCGGGCGGCTTCGACCAGCCGGGGCCGGTGGGTTTCGATCACGTCGCACTCGGCGGGCGTCGCGTAGTTCAGCAGCGTCGCGAGTACTTCGCGTTCCAGCGCCATGAAATCTACGACGATTACCTGCTGATCGAGCGTCAGGGACCGGGGCCGCAGGTCTGGTTTCCCTGGCAGGTGAATCGTCAGCTTGCCCATGCAGCCCCTTCCCTTTCGTTCTAAGTGTCCGTTTATAAAGGACTTTTACCTTGTTGCAGCACGGTAAGAATCCTATCATCAGCGGAATCACGGTCAAGGGTCGCCGGGAAATTCAGTGTCAGGACTTTGTAACAGGACGTTGCAGCGTCACAGCATCTGGGATTCTGCGGCCAGCTTCGCCGCGCGCTCCCGACCCAGCAGGTTCGCGAACTTCAGCTTTACGGCCAGCGGAATCTCGGGTAACGGTTGCCACAGCAGGCACTGGTAGTCCCAGTCGTCCGCGCCGACCGGTCGCCATCCCCACACGCGGTGAAACTCCATTTCGCCGACGTGCAGCTTCTTCGAAAAGTGCGAGTGGTAAATCCCCCACACAGCGACGCCCTTGCGGCGCGGTGAGCCATCGTGCTCGGGCTTCGCGGTCGCGGGGGTGCACCAGTGCCCGGTCGGCGGCACGGGGGCGCTGCCGGGCTGACTGCCAGTCTGACTGCCGGGCCGGAACAGGTCGGTGATCTGGTAGCCCTGCGCGGTGGCCTGCTGCCGCTCGGCGTCGGACAGGAACAGGCGGATGTCGGGGACCAGCCCCGGGCCTTCCAGCAGGTAGCCTGCCGGTTTGCTGGTGCGGAGATTAAGCGCCATGCGGCTCCTTCGTCGTGGTGAGGTCGAGCAGGTCGGTCGGGTCGAACACGGGCAGCGGTTGCCAGGCGGTGACGGCCCAGGCCCAGCCCATCACGCCCACGGGTCGCCAGCCGTTGACCGGGTGATAGACGACCTCGCCCACGTGCACCTGCGCGCCGTCCATGACGGTCGAGCGATAGGCGGCGAGCACGCGCACCGGGTTCAGGCCATCCGTGTCGGGCAGGCACTCAGCCGGGTTGAGCCAGCCATGGGCGTAGAGCGCCACCACCGGCACGCCGTTCGCACGCGCGTAGCTGCGCGCTTCCTGGCTCATGTGGGCGGCGTAAATGGGAGCGCCTTCCGGCACGTGAATGCGGAAGGCGTCGGGTGTTCGGTCGATCATGTAGCGAGCCCCTGTCGGTGGCGTGGCTACCCCTTACCGTTGCGCCCCCGATCACAGGCGGGCGCGGGTCCATATAGTTCAGCCAGCGTCTGATGCGCCGGGCATTGATTGCTGCGATTGCTGCGGGTGCTGCGGTGCTGCCGGGTGTGTCGTGACGGGGACCGCGACCCCCGCCAGTTGTTCGAGTTCGGCGATGCGCTCACGCGCGGCGGACAGTTCGAACAGCGCGGACATGATGAACTTGCCGCCCACCTCCTGCGCGATGTCCGCGATCCACGGCTCGCCGTAGCGCAGCACCGGTATGGTGCCATTGGTGCCGAGGATCGCCGTGTACTTGCCGTCCACTGTCAGCCGCGAATATTCGGTCACGCCGTCCGGCACGCCGGGTGTCATCGACACAGCAGCGGCGGCGGGGTCGAGGTTCACTTCCATCGGCTCGTCGTCGGGCGCATCGCTCGCGAGGATCGGCGGCAGTTCGAACACGGCGGCAATCGCACTCAGGCGGCACTGGCCGCTATCCCCGTCACCCAGTGGTGGCGTGTAGTGGATGCTGCCGTCCGCTGCCTGGTGCGTCACGGTGACGAGTTGCTGGGTCTGCCTGCTCTGGAGCACCGTGCCTTCGGGCACGCCTGTGCTGCTGGTGAGATCAATTATGTCTGCCACGTCGCACTCCTTGCGCTGGGGTAAATTCTACCTGCTGGGTTGGGATTGTCAAATACGATTCTGCTGCAATTGATTGCAGGCAGCGGGTTCGCTGACGGCGCTCGGAGCGGCCTCCGGCTCCGGCGCTTCGGCCTCGCCCTTCGCGCGTTGCGCGGCCATGGACGACTGGCTCCACGTATGGTCGTCGGGCAGCGCCGGTTGGCGGGTGGCGGACAGCAGCGTCTTCAGCAGCGTGGCGAGTCGGGTCAGCATCGGTGGTCTCTCTCAGGTGGTTGTGTGGTCGGGTTTACCCTCTACAGGACTTTCCCGGATTGTGCTTATCGTCTTACTGTGGTAGTGCGTGGCTGTGTCAGGACCCGGACCTTACAGATAAATAACGGAGCGGGTGCTAACCAGTTTTATGTCAAATGGTATTGGCGGGTGTTTCCTTACAGTCACCCTTCTGTTTGCGGCGGTGCAACAGCCGGGTCCGGGCCGTCGTCCGATCCTTTGGCCGCTTGCTTTACCACCGGACTCGTGATAGCGCTGCGCATGTTCTCCTGGTCCCAGCGCCCGCTCGTCCCCAGTGATGCGATGAACGCCTTCGCCTCGGCGAGCGTGTCGAAGCTGTGCGTCTCGGTGGGCGAGTAGTACTTGAAGCTGATCTCCACCTCGAAGCCGAAGTCGCCACCGCGCAGCAGATGGTCGTACTTGTCCACGACCGCACGGGCGCGCGAATACTTCTCGTCCAGCCGGGGCACCGCATCGTCCAGCAGCATGCGGATCACGTCGTGCTTCAGCTTCTCACGGGCCGTGTCGGCGATGCCCTGCTCGGATGTGGACAGGCCCGCGTACCACTCGTTGTAGTCCTGGCTCATTGCGGCACCTCGCTCTGGATCGCCTGCTGGTAGTCGGCGCGCTTCAGTTCGGCTTCGAGCACGGCCTTGGCGTCCACGATGATCTGGAACGCCTCCGGGTCCTGACCCATCCCCTGAAGGATCGCGCCCGTGAGCGCCACCATGTTTTCGAGCGCCTGCCGCTTGGTGGGCAGAACCGCGCTCGGCTGTTTCTTGTCGGTCGTTACTGGCATGCTGGCCTCCACTGGTACGTTATAACGTTGCGTCCTTGGTGCTGGGCTGTATCGAAGATACTCAGTGCCCTTGCGGTAGAACACCACGCCGGGTTCACTTCTTACTGCGTCGTCAACCTTCCTGTTGCCAACCTCGCTGAATTCCCTGCGAAACCGGCTCAGAGGCATCCGAAAGCCGTGCGCCTCCAGTGCGCTCGCCGCTGCTGCCTGCGACGTTGCTGAGATCAGCACCGCTGTGAACCTGCGGGTGCCGTCCTGCGGTAGGTGCAGCATGCCGGAGTACACCATCAGTTTGTCGGCTGCTTCTGGCACGGTCTGCTCCTTTTGCAATTGATTGCAGGTGGTTAGATGAAGCCCTTGGCGCGAAGGGCACTGACGGCGGTCTGTGCGTCCCCAGCCCCAAGGTGGATGAAGCCCTGGAACGCGCGGTCGGTGACCAGCACGCCGTCGAACTCGCCCTGGCTGTCGCGGTACACGAAGGTCGCGCTGCGTCGGATGTAGCTGCCGTCGATCAGGTGCTTTACCACCGCGTCGATGTCGTTCGTGACGCTCACCGCGCCGTTCTGGTCGAGCACGACCACGGTGTCGCCGACGCGGGTGATCTGGATCGTCGCTCTCATTCGTCGTCCTTGTATTCGCGCTTGGCGTTGGTCCGGTTATCCGGGTTCAGCGTGCCGTCGATGCGCTTCGCCTCAATCCACGAGGTCCACGGGTCCGGCTCGACCTTGAAGTAGAAGCCGTCGCGGTTCTGCACCAGCAGTCCCATTTCCAGCAGCTTGCCGAGAATCGCGCCAGCGGTGCGCCCGTGCGCGGTGGCAAGGGCTTCGAGGTCCATGCCCTGCGCCAGCCGTTCACGAAGCTCGCGCCGTTCTTCCAGCAGCCATGTCTTGCCCGCGTTGCGGGGCGGGGTCGTGCTCACTCCAGGTCCTCCCACTTCACCACCTCGAACTGGGCGATGCCCTCGCCGTCCGTGTGGTGCCACCAGAAGCCGATGCCGTCGATGCGCGCCTTCACGTCAGACGGCTCGATCAGGCTGAAGCCTTGCAGCATCGTCACGCCGCGCAGTGCCAGCTTCTCCAGCGCCTGTGTACGGTACTGGAGCACCAGAGCATCCAGTTCGTCATGCGCGGCCTTCTGGGCGCTGTCTCGCAGCAGCCGGGCCGCATATACCACCTGGTCATGCAGTTCTTCGGCCTTGTGGATGTTGCGCCATTCAGTTTCGGCTTTCTGTTTGGGGTTCATCGTTCGGTTGCCCTCTGGGTTGTGATTGTGTAAGGGTCATTGTGCCCTCACTGTAAGGGATTGTCAAACGCTCTTTGCAATCAGTTGCAAAAAAGCCCCTTGCGGGGCCGGGTGTTGCGGTGGAGTGCGGGCGCGATCAGATACGCAGGAGTTTCGCCGGGTGCGCGGTCCGGTAGCTCGTGTCGGGGGTGTGCCGCTCGGGCGCGCGGGGTGCCTCGGCCTTCAGCAGACCGACCGCCAGCAGGAACCCGGCGACGAGGCCGATCAGGATTCCGCGCTTCACAGCACCGGCTCCCACAGCATCGAGCCGACCGGGCGGGCCATCATTTCGCGGGCCACCATCTTGTGCAGCGGCGCGCGGCGGTCGTCGCACTTGGCCGGGTCCTCGCAGCGGCCACCGTAGACGATCACGCCATCCGAGTTGAACAGCGCGAACTCGTGCGTCCAGTCGGTGTCGCTCGTGTAGCCCCGGATGAACTCGCGGCGTTCGGCCACCGGCATCTTCTCCAGTTCTTCCTTGGCCTTGTCGGACACGAACACGGTGCCCCAGCCGATCCGGTTGTGTGTCTTGGCGTGATCCGAGCGATCCATCGTGATTACCCACTTCATTTCCGCACTCCTTGCGCAGTTATCTGATGCTTTTAATTCTAGCGCAAGCGTGCGGCGTGTCAAACAGACTTTGCAATTCTTTGCCGGTCTTTTGTAACACGGTGTTCTATTTCCGGGCTAGAACTTCACGAAGCCGGGACGTTTTGCAATTGATTGCACGGGCATTCGGCGAGGCCGCGCCATTCGAAGCCGCCGAGCCAGCCGCAACTCCGAAGGTCCGTGCCGCCCGCTCGACCCACTTCCTTGGCCTTGCCGTTCTCGACCTCGATATAGGCGACGGTGCCCTCTTCGTTCGTCAGCCCGGCGCGCTCGTACTCGAACGGCGAGCCCTTCCAGTCCCGCTTGCGGACTTCGTACCAGCCGCTGCGTGCCGGAGGCTCACCGCTCACGTTGAACCACTGGGTGCGCGGTGCGGTGGCGAACGGCTCACGGATCGCGAGGATCGTCGGGTCGGTCTTCATCTTCATGGGCGTGCTCATTGTCGGTTCAGGTAGCGGGTCAGTCGGAGCAGCTTCGTGGCGGCGTACACCACGAGGCCAGCGAGGATCAGGTGCCACGGGTTGTGCGTCGTGACCAGCAGGTAGACCTCGCCGACGACCAGTGCGACCAGACCGGCCACCACCAGCAGGAACAGCGCGGCGTAGAGTTTGAAGATCATGCGACCACCTTGGCGTCGGGTGCGACCCAGCCGTGCTGCACGCGCAACTGGTGCAGCCGGGCCGCGTAGGCGAGCGTCGAGTCAGCGTTCATCGCAGCGCGGAGTTTCTTCAGCGCGCCGTCCAGCGTGTAGGTCGGGCTGATCACCGTCGCTAGGTCGTCGTCCGTGCACGTCACCGCGATACGCGTCCACTCGTCGGCCTGTTCCGGCTCGTTCATCGACGCGTAGTGCGTCGCCTGGCTGGCCGCATGCTGGCGGACTTCGGCCAGTAGCTCCATCTTCCAGTCGGGCATCTTTGCCATTGCTAGGCTCCTGTGAAAACCGCCCCTTTCGGAGCGGCTGGCGGGTTAGTGGACGAGCTTCAGGACGAGGGCGGATATGAGGCCGGTCTGGATCACGCCGACCCCCACCATCGCGAGGATCATCTGCACCTTGGTCTCGGACAGCGCAGCGCGCAGGTCGGACGCTGTAACCAGCAGGTCCTGCTTGGTGGCGACCTGCCCTTCCAGCGCGCGGTTCACTGCGTTCGCGAGTGTTTCCGCATTGTGCTCACTGAGGGTGCCATCCGAGGTCAGGTCCTTGATCAAAGCGTGTGTGTCGATAAATGCTGCCACTTCCCGCACTCCTTGCAGTAGGTTGTTTTGTTGACTACCCCTGTAGTATAGCACAATCGCTGGTTTAGTCAAACAATTGCAATTGATTGCAAAACCCGGTCAGCCCAGCTTCTCCCAGTCGCCCCGCGCGATTGCGGCCTTGCTGACGAACCACGCCATCAGCGCTTTCAGTTCCTCGAAGGTTGCAGCCGCCTCGATGCGCTCGCCCAGCACGTCGCGGGTGGCGTCGTCCCAGTAGTCCTGCGGGGTATCGTACGAATACTGGCGGGCGCGGTTCGCGATGCTGGCCTCCAGTTCAGCGAGGTCTAGTTCGTAGCTCATGCTGTACCTCTACCATACGCGGCGCTGAACTCGTGCATCAGCGTGATCGCTACTATCTGGAATGCCGCCGACTCCGGTTTGCCTTCGAAGCGGCGGGCGTATTCGCCGTACAGCGGCTTGTCGGTGAGCACCAGCAGCAGTTCCAACCAGGAGAGCCCGCCCCGCTCTGCGAGCCTGTCCACGGTCTGCCCGTGGTTTGCCAGCGCCTGCTTCTCGTGGCGCTTCACGAGGTCGTACGGCACTACCAGCGGCGAGTGGAAGTGCTGTTCCCGGCACCGTCGCACGCATGAGTCCAGTATCGGGAACGTCTTCATGCCGCCTCCAGCACGCGCTTGCCACCCTTGAACGCGAACGCCACCGGCTTGGCAGGCGGGACAAACGGCTCAGCCAGTACGGTGCCGCCCTCGTCAGTCAGCACGCCAGGCTGGCCGAATGCGTTGACCATCTGCTGCGCCTCGATGTGCGCGTCCTCGATCATGCTGGCGTCGAGCTTCTGGATGCCGGGGCCGATCTTCAGGCGGAAAGGTTTCTTCATGGCCTCAGCCCCCCAATGCTGCTTGCGTAGAAGCCGTCCGAGTACTCCAGCACCCGGTTGCTCATAGTGTCGTCCGTCGTTTCCACCAGCAGCAGTTCGCCGTAGCGTCCGTCCGCCTGGGAGTACGCCTCCAGCACTATTCCATGCTTGCGGCATACCTCGGCCAGTTCGTCCACTGCGGCCTGTAGCTCTTCTTTCGTCTTCATGCTCAGTCACCCCACCGGCTCAGGTCTTCGTCCACCGCTTCTTCCGGCGTATCGTCTTCCTCGCGGTCTTCCCAGAGCGCCAGTGCAAAGTCGCGCGCCTGCGGGGTCGATACCCCTGCCCTGTCCACGTAGCGGGTCGTGGCCCGTGTAATCCATTCTTCCTTCGTCATCCTATGCCTCGAATTTATGGCCGACAGCGATGTCTTCGGCCTTCATCAGAGTATCGCACATGATCTCGGTCTCCGACTCCCGGCCCCATGAGTTGTACCGCACCTTCACCCACCAGTGCCCGTATTCGTAGCGGGGCTGGGCCAGCACGCGCACCACCACGCAGTCCACGAGGTTCATCCGCCGTTCTCCCGGTCGTCCTGCACCAGAATCTGAATCGCCGTCTCGCCACCCTGCACAATGCGCTCTTCCAAGGTCTGCGTGGAGAAGCCCCGGTCGATCAGGGTCTGGTAGGCGTCACGCTCCAGCACCGCCTTCTCGGCTCGGCCTAGCGCGCGCTCGTACTCGCGCAGCGGGCGGGTCACCAGCAGGTCGGTGCGGAGATTGGCGGGCAGGTTCTTCAGCACCTCCATCGCGAGCGACGCCTGGCTGAGGTCCTTGTACTGACGCATGCGCGCGGCAATGCGGGCGAGTTCGTCGGCTGCGTGTTGCATGCCCGCTGCGATCTGGTCGATCACCTCGGCAGTCGGTTCGACGTTCAGTTGCTGGGTCATGGTGCCACCGCCTTGTAGCCACGGTCGTACACGATGCGCGCCACGACTGCGTACGTCTCGGCGTCCACGATGTTGGCGGTCTCGCACAGGTTGCGGCAGCGGTCCACCGCCTCGACCTTGGCTTCTTTGAGTTCGGTTGCGTGCATCGGGCGCACGACCCCGGATTGAAACGACAGGACCAGTATCACGGTGCCTCCTGAAAGAACGACCAGCACGCCCAGCCGGGCGAGGTCTGCATGTTGATCTTGCGGCCCACGTCGGCCTTGCGGATATGGTACGTCGCGTGGCCGTGGCCCAGGTAGTTGGGCTTCTGCGCGCCGATGTCCGACTCTTCTATCTCGAACGTCTGTTCATCGAACGTGCCATCACCGCCCCACGCGTTCTTGCGCGTCACGCGCTTCTTCTCGGTGAGTGCTTTCATGCGAAAGGCCCCTCCACGTAAATTTCCTTGCGGATCGTGCCCGGGTAGCTCACCACCGTTGACACCAGCCGCAGGCACGTCCCCACGTCGATGTTGGCGGGCACCGGCTCGTTGCCACCGTACAGCACGTCGGTGATGTACTGCTCCGTGCGCCCGTCCTGCTTGAGGATCACGCGGGCCGCGTTGCATAGGGCGTCGCGGTCGTTCACGCGGACGAAAGTCTTGACCTCGTACAGGTTGCTCGCCATCACAGCGGCCCGAAGTCGTTGGTCGGCTCGCGCTCCATGCCCGAGTACTTGGTCCACAGCTTGTCGTTGAACGACTCGTAGCGGGCCACGTTGGCGATGAAGGTCGGGGTCGGGAAGGTGCTGTACGCGTCACGCGGGCGGAACACCTGCTCCAGCGTCTCCGGGTTGTTGCCGGTCAGGATCGCGATTTCCCGCAGGAAGCCCCCTGCCACACGGTTGTACTGGTAGCACGCTTCGGCCCACTCGCGCATCAGCTTCTCGCCGTCCATGTCCGGCCCGAACAGGTTCTGGAACGCAGTGTCCACCTGCTCATACACAGGATTCAGTAGCTTGGCGATCTCGAAGATGCGCTTGGCGTGGACGGTGATCGGTGCGGGCGTGCGGCCCGTCTGAGTGCCCTTGTCCATCGTGTAGGTCTTGGGATCGAATCGGTCGTCTGACTCAGGTGCCTTGGGCGTCATAGCCGCTACGTGGGCGCTTGCCGCCTCTTCTGCGGTCTTGCCCAGCCCGAAGTAATACGTGGCAGCGTTCCAGTCTACCGTGCCCACCAGCGACGGCACAGCCTTCACCACGTGCTCTTCGAAGGCGGTCATCCACTCGGCCTGCTGCTCTGCTTTACTCTTCGCCATGTTCACTCCTTGAATGTGGCTGTTTTGAACTAAAGCCAGTATAGCACAATCGCTGGTTTAGTCAAACATTTGCAATTGATTGCAACTCAGGTCCACGAGTGCATCACGGCGAAGTTGTCGAGCGCACGCAAGGCGGTGCGGGCCAGCGCCAGTTCACTGCCGATGCGCTTGTCGATCTCGGTCTGCACGACGCCCTTGTCTGGCCCCTGCCTGCGGCGCACCACCGCCACGTCGGGCTGGTCGAGGAACGTGAGGGCGCGGGTTAGCTGATCACGAATGCGGTCGATCTCGGCGCGCTGCTTGCGGGTCAGGGTTGCCATCGTTGCGCTCCAGTTGGACTACGCGCCCAGTCTAGCCCACCGCAGTGCGGCGGCGAGCGTCAAGGTCACTGCATGTTTCGCCAGCACCTTCAGGTCGTCTTCGATGTAGATGGTTTTCGGCATGAACGACCATGCGTCGATGCGGGCGTGGTAGTAGCGCAGCGCGCGGCTGTGCAGCCAGAAGTTCTTGTACACGTAGGGGAGTTCG